CCAAACGTCCGATCAAAATTACTTTATTCATGTTTGTTCTCCTTGTACGGTTCTGGCATAGCTGGCAAAGGCATCCATGCAATTACTTTCAATTTTTCGAAACCGTCTGTAAAATATTCTCCATTCCACATTGCTCTGAATGGAATTGTTCCTTTTTCGGTAGCAATCAAATATATGTCTCCTTTGAAAATATGATTAGGTTTTGGTTCCGGTGGCAGTTTCACATCTACCGGAATCCACGCATCCGATAAACCAGACGAACAAAGCAGCTTCTCAACCTTCTCGATTGCATCATTCCAGCCCTTGTTGTACCGACAGAACAGTGGGTCAACTTCCTCTGGATTACTGTGAGTTGACGGCTTCTTTAGTTCTTTAAGTAATTCTAAGAAATGTTCCATGTATCTTCCTCCTCATAATCGTTACAGTAAAGTGAACCGTAATCCCATGCTAATGTACAGCAATTACGGAATCTACATTTGCTACAATCTGTCATTTCCATGAAATTTCTCCTTTCAGAACGGGCATAAATTCAAGTCGACTTCCAGTCCAGCCCGTCCAATCTGAACCAGAACATTGTCTCCTGCGACTTCCTGTATTTCTTTCTGTATTTTACAGGCATCAGATGCCTGTCCACTCAAATGTACCAGCGTTACCGTTCGAAGCGATTCTGTGCGGTTTTGCTCAATGAATTGCTTACAAGTTGACAAAGAACAATGCCCTTTTAATCTATGACTGTAGTTAGCTTCTGTTTTGTCCACCAATTCTTCACAGTAGTTGCATTCAATTACCAGATGATGTATGTTCATTTTCCGGAAATTATATTTACTGTACTCAAAATCAGTCATATACAGAAGCTTCCCCATTTCATTGTGCTCCACCAGATATCCGTAGTTCGAGCAAGGTACAAGCTGATTTGCTTCCTTATCGTATGTTGTATGCGGCAATTCAAATGGAATCACGTTAAACGAACCAACTCTAAATGGATGCCTTTCTGGAACACCTTTCATTAATTCGCCTGTTCGGATGTTCATGTTCTCAACTGTCTCGTCATTGGTGTAAATCTGAATGCCTGCATTCATTATTTCCTTGAATGACTTTGTATGGTCACCCGTGTTCATGAGAAAGAAGTACTGCATCAATATTGCTTATCCAATAGTCAATCCCTCTGAGGATTTTCTTGTAGTTGCACCCGCAGTCAAGAAGAACAATCTCGCCTGTACTTGCCTGCAAAGCGTAACAATTTCCTTTAGTACTTCCTGTTGAAATTACTCGCATGAACAAATGACATCACCTCGCTTTCCACGAACTACATTTATGCTTCTAAGATATTTTCAACTTCATCTATGGCTTTTTCTAAATCGGAATAGGCATATGGTATGTCCTTCCCTCTATTTAGACTCTCTAACTCCGCATAGCTTACTTTGCACATGCTGTCTCGTATTAATTTGAGTTCCCTCAACGTAAGTTCAATGGTTATTATCTGTTCCCAGTCCTTTTTGCTGTCTACTCTCTTCATACTTCATCATCCTCCGGGAATCTAAACACAATGTTTGCCGGTTCGAATTTCACATCTGGGCTGTTAACCATTGTTTTGATGATTCCAAACCCTCTAGCAGCCATTTTTACGCATTCCTCGTAATCGTCATCACTCATTTCAACGTTTTGTGCAAGAAACATTCCTGCATACACTTTATGCAAGGCTTTCATAGCTTTTTGGGCTTTTTCATTTGTCGAATAACGAGCCATAATTGTTCCTTTTTCACCAACTATCGGCACATATGCTATTATGATATTTCCTATTCTACTTAATGCTGCAATTTCATAAGGAACATCAAATTCTCCGTTCTGACTTACTAATCTCATCTTTATTTCTCCACCCTAGATACAAAAATATTGGATTTTAAGATACAAACTGGGCGAACACCAATCACGTCGATGAAATAGTCGTCGTAGATAAAGCCTGAAGGGGAAACAACGATAATACTTTTTTTCCATCCACGTTCTTCCGTTGACCATGGCGACAACGTCCAATACCAGTCGTTCAGATAATTATTCGGTGTAATATCTGTGTATTCTCGTGCTTCATCAAACGTAATCGGTCGAATTTTACAATCAACAGTCCCCAATTTCTGTCCATCCGCAGTGATAATATCTGTCATATGCTCTTCGATATTTTCAGCACCAAATTCTTCTTCGAAGTCCTTCAGAATTTCAATGTCACACAGTTTCTTTACCTTTGATGTTTTGTAATCTGAGGTATCACCAAATTTTACATTTTCTTTCACCAGAGCAAGTGAAATAATTTTCGTTGTATCTCCATACTGTTCCAGAACCTTGTATTTACGCTTTCCAGTGGTCTGAAATACTTCTCCTCGTTTCAGCGTTGACAACTCAACCTTTCCGGTTTCTTCCTGCTTTTCCAGAAGTTCAACCAGTTCCTTTGCTTTCTGTAAAATTTCTTTATTGTTCATTCCCGTTGCCTCCAAAAAATATTTCTCGCATATCTACTGCTGCGTACTTCTTATGCATAAGTTTCTTGTTTGTGATTGCCCCGTTCGGATTGTTGCAGACAAAATCTCTGCATATCTCAGGTCTCACTTGATATATAAGACATTTTTCCTTTGCCTTGGAATCATCCAGGAACGGGCAAGTAAGGTCAAATGCCACAACTGAAGGATAATTATGCTTCTGTTCAGTGATATGATGCTTCTTTACGTAACGTTTAATTTCTTTAATTTCTTTACTGGATATTGGCAAGTAGTTGCTACAACATTGTCCACAACCACTGCATTTACCGTCCTTTGTGAAATCAAGTACGCCATATTTCATATCCTTCATGACTTCTTCTAACGTCCCGATCATGCTATCACCTCGTTATTCCTCCTGTTTCATAAAATCCGGAATTTCTGGTTCAACAACTGCTGCCGGAACTGGTTCCTTCTCAGCTGGCTGTACGGCTTCTGCAACTGTTGGCTGTTTTGGCTGTTCTTCGATTGCCATTGGTTCTGGAATGAATTCCTCTTTATTGGCATTCTGTTCGATCTCTTCCTGTACTTCCCTGTATGTAGCGTCCATCGTGTTATATTCATATGCCTGTACCGGATTATCCCATTTCTTAGGAATAGACTTCATAATGTTGTTACGCATTTTACGAACAATCATAGATTCTCTCGACTGCGTTTCGTAATAAGACGGTGAAATATATGGTCTTAATTCCTCACAATCAATAATTGCTTCCAGTTCCCCAATATCAGCAACCTTTTTCATGATTTCTTTTTTCTTTGCTTCAATCTGAGTTTTCTGTGCATCTGTAGCTTTGTATCTGTCTGCACAAATACCAAATGTTTCATTCTGAAGATTGTTCTTAATATGTGCTGCAAGATTCTTCAGTACGTCTGCTCTTTCGCATGAAAGGTATTCAACGTGACCATCTTTGTACTGAATTGGATATACCACGCGAACAACTTTTCCAATTCCAGATTCTTCCCATTCCGGCGGTGTGATTTCTACACCTCTGTGTCTTGGTGGGATATACTTGTCACCCTCTCTTACTTTCCAATATGGAAATACTTTAGCCACATTGACACCATATCTACTTACAAGAGCATCGTTTCCGTCGCCCTCAATCGCAAATTCAACTTTCTTTTCCCACTGAGGTTTCTGCCCTTTCGCTGCTATGTTTACGTTTCTGATCTGGAAATAACATTCTCTCGGCTGTGCATTTGCGTTCAGTTTCAACGCTGCGACTTTACTCAGAATAAATTTAAGATTAGAGCCATTAATTGCTTCAAAACTTACTCCGCTCTCATGTACCATCTGAAAAATAGATCCCATTGCCGCTACTACACAATCTTTTGAGTAGGAATCAAATTCCATTCCTCTTGAAGTTAAATCTCTTTCCATTAAATCGACATAACGATTTGTGTAATAGGAAAGCTGTGTGTTAAAATTTGCTACCTGTGTGTTTTCTGCCATTTTAATTCTCCTTTTCAATAATTATAATTATTATTCCGACGCATTTCTGCTCAGCTCTACGCTTCGCCTTTGCAAATCATAACCGAGCTACGCTCTGCCTATCCTTTGCTCATCTTCTCTACTCAGCACCATTGCTATACTTTACTTTTCTATTCCGTGCTTCGCCTATACGTATCTTTGCCCTGCCCTACTTCGCCAATGCGTTACATTTCTTTACAACACATTGCTCTGCTGCGCTTTTCCGCTACCTCACTATGCGAAACCTCTCTTTACTTTGCCAAAACGTATCAACTCTTTTCAATTCCATAACTTTGCCCTTCTGCACCTCTCAGTACCACTCCGATACATTACTTTGCCACGCTTCGCCGAAGCAAATCATTACCCAGCAACTCTGTGCCTTTGCTTTGCCTATCATAACTACATTCAGCCATGCCGTAGCTTATTTTGTGATTTCAGTCCATTTGAAACGGCCTTTGCCTGAGTTTCGCCACTGACCAATGCCGTTAAACTCTCCATAATCAAGCCAGTCAATTACATACTTCATAAGTGAATCATCAAGTACCTTGACTGTAAATTCCACTGTTGATCCTGCCGGCACAGTTTCGCTGTCTGCCAAAGAAATTCTTTCGCCCTGTGCTGTCTGCGCTCTCAGTGGTCTCTGACAATCAGAAAGTTCTGTACCTTCTGGAAGAACAAACGGAATTTTGCGTTCGTTTACAAATACCAGTAAGTCAATTTTTTTCTTATAAGCTGCAAGTTTCTTTGCTCCTCCGATATAGGAACCGGCCTGTGCAGCTGACTTAAAGAATCCTCTGATCTGGTAGTCCCAAAGGAACGGATTGCCGTTATCATCTTTCGGAAATACTGTTCGACCTTTTTCAATAACTTCTTCAACTCCTAAAGCTTCAACTTCCTGTTCTCTGGAAGGTGCATCTGGTGCTTTTGATGCAATAAACTTCTCATGAATATCTTTTTCCGCATTTGCTGTTCCCAGAACTTCCTCTAAAAATGTTAATCTGACTTTTAATTCTTTCATCTCATATTCCTCCGATTTTTATATTTTGCTTAATGCTTTGCTTGTCAAGACCATGCTCCTCCGTTGCGATTCGGGTCTCAGCTATTCCTTTGCCGTTCCAAACCTTGCCCCGCGTAACCCCGCCTTGGCTTTTCTGTGCGTTTCTACACTTCTCCGTTGCGATTCTCAGCAGTGTGCTTCTATGCCGTGGCGTTTCATATCTGTTCTATGCATATCCCTTGCTTCGCTTCTCATTGCTTCGCTTTGCCGTTGCAAAGCTAACTATGCTAATCTTATTGCGTTTTAATCGCAATAACTTCTATTACAGAACGGGCAACTCGTAATCAACTGCCCTGCTGCACTTTCTACTGAGATGCCCTGTGTGTCATATCCGGTACGTGTCCGTCCTTTCTCGGAATAGATATTCTGGTGGCAAGACCAACAGATACCATTGCCCGGTGCAAAACGTGGCAATATCTTTGTTTTACAATACCAATCCTGTGCTTTTATTGCTTCTGGGATGTTGTATGTAGTTGTTGCCATATCAAATCCCCTCCACTTTTAATTCATTGTCAGAAACTTTAAGGAGAATCATCTGCCTGCCTGTATCTGGTATTCTGTCAGCATTCACACTTTCAACATCATCAACCCAAATTGGAAGATTCAGTCCGTTCAGCTCCTGCAATCCAGTCACGAGGTCAATATTGCATAGAATCTGATCAGAGTGATTCAATCCATCAAAATATCCGATTCCGTCACAAATCATCTTGCAAACTTCCACCGGTTCACCGTCCTGCGTATAGTCCAAAAACTGAAACTGAAAATGCTTGAAAAGTGGATTGATAGCTTCTGCCAGTGCCTGATTTTTTTTGATGGAAAATTCTTTCAACATGTCAAGTTTCTGCTGAATATCGGAATCTTCCTGACCTAACTCTTTCTGTTCTGTGTTCAGCTGTTCAAGTGTTTCTGTCTGTTTCTGAACTGCCTGTTTTGCCATCTCAATTTTTATTTCGATTCCTGTAAGTTCCTTTTCAGCAGACATTCTTTCTGCCTGAACTGCTGCATTTTCCTCAGAATTATTAGTCAGTCCGTCAAGCTGTTCCTGTTTCTTCTGGATTTCTGCTACAACTGCCTGATACTCTTCATTTCCAGACATATCTGGCTCTGCCGGAAGCTTCTCTAATTCCTGATTTTTCTGCGCAATCTCAGATGCCAGAGTGGAAATATTTTTCTTTGTCTGCTCAATCTGCGATTCGATGTCTTTGCGCTTTTCCTCAACTTCTTTTCTTCTGGCTACTTCGGAATTGCCTTCTTCTGTAATGTCTTTAAGTTTCTGCTGTTTGTCTGCTTTAAACTGCTCTTTTTTCGCAAACTCTGCATGGATTCTTTCCTGTTTCTTCTGTTCAAATTCAGTTTTAAGACGTTCAACCTGTTCCTCCGGAAGTGCCTGTCCGCAGGTCGGGCAAATAGCTGATTCAGGATCAAATTTTTCATTCTGTATGGCATTTAAAGCTGTTTCATCAAATGTGGACGCATACGTCTGTTTATATTTCTCCTGCAAAACCGTAATTCTCTGCTGAATTCGTTCTGGTTTCTCAGCGGTCGCAAGGAAATTTCCCAGAATTCGGAGATTTTCTTCTTCATGTTTCTGCTTGAATCGCCTGTCATTTAATAAGGAAACGATTTTTCTCTTTTCTTCCTGTAATGCTTCTGCTGCATTTGAAATGATCGCATCTCTGGATTTCTTGAGACCTGTAATCTCGTAGCAGAGCTCGTCATATGTTTTATTGGTTTCATTTAGCAGCTTTTCTTTTTCAAGAAGACCATTCAGTTTATCCAGCACGGCATTCTTCTTTTCTTCAAGAATGGTAAAATCTGGTGTTCCCTGTTTCTTTACGGTATCAATTTCAACCTTTTTGGCATCAATTTTCTTCTGGAAGTCTTTTTTGTCTCTATTGAGTTTTTTCACAACTTCCTCGACAGAATGATTCTTGATGATTTCCGAAACTTCTGGATTGTCCTGTAATACTTTATCCGCATTGAACCCTGCCATCTTTTCAAGCATTACTCTGGCACTTGCTGTTGATTTTCGAAGTTCATTAAGGAATACTCTGGCATTACTACACATCATAATGGTTTCTGAGTCTGATATTCCTTTTAAAAATTCCTTATACTTCGTCTGGTTGTAATCAAACCCATCAACCTGATATTTTGTGGTACTGGAAGATTTACCTTTCTTCGTTTCCTTACGGATCACGGTTTCCTCTCCATCAATCAGAAGTGTGAGTTCTCTTGATACGACACCCTCAACTTCTTCTCCGTCTTCTTTTCTTCTGACATTATTCGGAGATGTACCGTCTGCAAGCTTTCCGGTCAGTGTATCAAAATATGCGTCCATCAACGTTGTTTTACCCTGACGGTTCCTACCGGACACCATCGTTCGTGGTGCAAACTGATACTCCGCAGACTCAAACTTCTTGTAGTTTTCAATGTTAAGCTGTTTCAATTCTACTGTTTTCATACTGTTTTATCCTCCACCCAATAAGCCGACACTTCATAGGCTGTTTTCTTCTCGACCTGATTTCCGACTTTTTTGTTGTACTCTCTGCTCTGGATTCTTCCCTGTAAAATAATATGTGTGCCAGTTCCGCAGGTTCCCATGTATCTTGCATTTCTGCCCCAGCAGATGCATGGTATGTAATCAGATATGCCGTATGATCTATTTACCGCCAGAAGTACATCTGCAATCTCTCTTCCATTAGGCGTTGTTCTGTATACTGGTTTCTTGCAAGTAAAACCATCCAGAAGAATCTGATTAACTGGAAGTGCGTCTTTGTCCATGAATTTTGCTTCTCTTGCGAACACAAAAAGAAGTAATCTACTGTGATTTTCTTCGTGCTTATTGAACGATCTGAACTGCCCTTGAATTTCCATCATTTCTCCTGTATAGTTCTGCTTCACATCAATGAGTCTCTCAGAAACTACAACCGGAAGAACATCTTTCGTTCCGCTAAATCGTTCTACGCTAAGTTCGAATCGGTAAAATTTTTCACCATATACTTCATGGCTAAATTCAAATTCTGTTTTAATTTCTCCAACCAGTGTTACCTGATTGTTTTCCAAAAGCTTATTCAATTCCGTTTACCCACCTTTCTATCTGCATAAAATAGGAAGGGATACCATTGAAGATACCATTGCACTTATGCAGAGCAGCTCAAGTACATCCATTTTCGTCATCCCCCAGAGCAATAATGCAATCGTGAAAAATGTTCCAACCTGTGCCATCACTCCGATAAAATACATTCTTTTTCTCATATCCCTCACTTCTTTCTTTTGGTTGTTGCTGTTGCAAGCAAAGCTATTGACAGCGCTACAACTGCGACTTCCAGACGTTTTGTTTTTGTTGCCTGATCTGCGATGATTTCGCTTGCAAGGCTCTGGTTTTTAGTTACGTTTTCGGTGTTTTTTGTGATTTTAGACATAAAAAATGCCCTCCTGGTATAAATTTTCTTTTCAAATACAGGAAGGTATGTTATACTTTACCTGTATTTAACTTACCCAATTAAGTTAGATACGTGCTCCGGTAGGTGTTGCTTCACCTCCGGGGCAACCTTAGTCTTTTTTCGGAATGTAGCTGATACCTAAAATTAAAGCTACATCTTTTTTGTCAATAAAATCTGAATTATCTGCATTCAGCATTGCTTCGAGTGCCGCTACTCTCCCTGCCAGAAAAGCAAATTCTTCTTCGAGAGTTTCTGCTTCGTAAGTGTTTTTATTCATCCTTTGCCCCTCCCCAGATTGACGACAATGCTAATCCCATAAGTTTTCCAAGTACTTCCGCTCGCATATTGGAAAGTTCCTTGTCAAGCTTATCTTCCGTCCAGAACCCAACGTCTACAGCCTTTCTGATAAGTTTATCTCCTGTTTCCTTTGGAATATCTTCTTCCTCAAAAGTCTCTCTCAACGATTTAATAATCATTGACAAATCAGTCATTAAAACTGTTGTACTTCCCTTTACCTCAACTGCTCCATCTTTACTTTTAATCATTCTCTTTTCCTCCTTCAAAAATCTTTCTCCCCAATATTAATTCCGCAAACGTTCTAAGCGTTTCTGTCCTTAATCTGTCAAGTTCTTCTTGTATTTTTTCGTCTGTCCACAACCCCATCTGAGCTGATTCAGAAACAAGTTCATCGGCTTTTTCCTTGGAATATCCTTCTTTCACAAGGAAAACTCTTAGTCCCCTGCATATCGCGGTTAATTCAGAAAGCAACTTATTTGCATCTTCTTCTAATTCAACTTTCCCGCCTTCACATTTGATCATTCTATTTTTCCTCCATTTCTCTTTTCAGTGTTTCGTACAGTTTCTTGTGAATCGGAGAATCATCCGGAATATCTCGAATCATTTTGATAATCTCAGCTTTTTTCTCCTCTAATGTCATATTTATAAACTCATTTGTTTCTTCTTTTTTCATGCTGGCTTCCTTTCTGTGGTATAATCTCCTATGGGAAGGAGGTGTGTATTATGGATAAAGAACAAATAGTTCATGATTTAGCAATTACTTATGCAAAGTCCAAATTAAATTAATACATTTTTGACAGAAGAGAAGCTCCATTGGCCGGAAATACTTCTATGTCAAATGACGAAATTCAATATTTAAAACGTGCATATAATTTTGCTATTCAGAATCTGTCGGATTAAACGCTCGTTTCCCGTATAAAGCGTTTTGAATTCCATCTGTAACGCATTCGGTAATTGTCTTCCCGTCAATATTTACCGTGTGCGTTACTTTTTTTGTTCTTGTAGGGGCAATCTCTTTTCGAATGGCTTTAAGTTCTTCCAAAATCTGTTTGAGTAATGCATTAGTTTCTTCCAACATATCATTCCTTTCTATGTTATAATCTCCTATAGGAAGGAGGTGTGACCAATGGATATTAACCAAATTGCTCATGATCTGGCTGTTGCTAAATCTGTTAAAGATGGTTCTGACACCAAAGAAATCATTAAGTTGTACCACGAATACAACGAAGAATTTCTTAATATCCTGTCAAAAGAACCGATCAAACTAGCCAAGGCAAATGCAATAAAACCGCCACACATTTAATCATCGGATGTGCTTTGTGTGATTGTGTCCACATAGAGCACATCATTTAAACAAATTTTCAGCAAATGGTTTTCTCCATTCTTATCAAATTCCAACATAATCATATCTGGATACATAGATGGTCTAACAAGATCGCCATAAGAACCGTCAATTTCAAACACATCTCCGCTCTTTAATTTGATAATTGTCTTTTTTTTCATATTCCCACCTCCCTACATTGTCATCTGGGCATTGCAGTCGCGAATCATCATTTTAGTATTGGTACAAGGTGTCCATCCTTTGATGTATTCGACTGCTTCCTGGTATCTCAGCTTGGGAATGTTATTTCTGGCATTTACATCGAAGTAAGTCTTTACATCCCTGTTGCATTCTGCAAATACTTTCTTTCCAATCTCATCATAAGCATTGGATTTCTTTCCACCCAGAACCTCGATCACCACCTTGGAAACTAGGTCACTGATGTACTTCTGCTGACCGTAATCAATAGTCATGGTATTCTCAAGTTTCTCGATTCGCTCCTCATGGTCTTGATTCCCCTGAGCCAACAACTGAATTTGCTCTGCTATGGTCATTGGTTTTCTGGAACCTTTCTCGAAATATTCATCCACCAGTCTGTCGTATACTTCCCACGCCTTGTCAGTGTTCAGTGACTTTGCGTGGAGGAATGCTCCTTTTTCTGTCCAGAGATAGAGAGTTTTAGCATTCTTAGAACCATCGTCAATTTGACGACGGTTAATAAAACCTCTCTTTTATTCTCCTTCAAGGCAAATGAAGTGCTTGCCTTCAATGTATCTTCCTTTGTTTCTGCTGAAATTTTTTGAAATGATTTTCGTATCAGTTCCATACGCTTCTGCAATCTGCTGTGTGGTAAGAACTCGAATGTTCTTATACTCTGTTACTGTTAGGTTATTCATTTTTCTCCTCTCTGTGGTATACTCTAATTAAAAAAATGGAGGTTTTAATTATGTTGAGTACCATTGTTAAATTTGTTACAGAAAATAAGTCTTTGCTTACAACCGTTATTGCAATCGCAGGATTTGTTCTTTCTCTATTTCAATTCATCCATTCGCTTTGGAACAAACGAACAAATATTTCTGTTTCATTGGAAACACTATGCACTTTAAATGTAGAAAACGAACAGTCTATCAAACTAGGTTTAATTCTTCAGAACAATTCATCTTCAGCCATAATCATTACCAGAATTTCTTTGCTTTTAGGTCATTGCCGTACTTCATATCCATGTGTTCTAACTCACAGATGGGTTGCTGAACGTTATCACCCAAAGTACAATGAAACAGATATTCCCATCACTGAAAGAATATTCAGTGCGGATTTTCCAATCTCTTTACAACCATCGCAAGGGATATTTGAAATTGTCCTGTTTGATATTCCTGCCAATGTTAAATTAAGTAACGATTTTATTACGTTAAAAATCATTACAAACAAAAGAAATAAAATCTGTGTACTTCAAGTACCGAAAGAAAGCAAGGACTTACTTTCGATTTAGGAAAAAAGTAATTATATTTAGAATAATTGCTGCAATCGAAAACAAAAGTGCTACATCGTACAAATCCATTTAATTTCCTCCTTTCCAGTTAAGAACTTTCTTTCTTATCAGAAGAAAGACTTTCTACTTTTCCGAGAATGTAGCCTTTGTCAAAATCTGACATATTGTTCACTTCATTTCTACGCACAATATTTAATTTCGTATTCAGTTACGATCTTTGAGAAAATCTCACGCAACTTTTTATCATCGTCAATGATATCCATTTTATTGAGTGCATTAATCGTTGTCTTTGTGCACCCTTTTTCTGACATACGGTTGCGTTTGTTCCTCAGCCTAGTACTCAAATCACATCCTGCTCTGCGTTCCAATTCTTGATACATTTCTGTTCTCAGCATTCTGAACTCTGCTCCTGCACATTTTTGTATGCGATTGAATTTCAAATTGATTTCTGAACGCCAGTTATCGAACACCGGTTTAACTGCTTCTTTGATATTCTCTGTAGTCGCAACAGCTTTATCTGCTGTTTCTTTGGCAAGCAAAATCTGCCGGTCTCTTTCTTTATCAGCAAGTTCTTTCTCTACCATTTGTGAAAGTAGTCCCTGCAACATTTGAAGTTCTGGTGATAATGCCCTTTTTACTTTTTCTCTGGTTTTGAAATATCCATTCACAAGCTGTCTCTGAACATCCCATGCTAAATTGTCTGTAAAAGACTTTACTAACATCAGATATCCTTGTTCTGTCATAAGGGCGTAATCAGAAGTTGCCTTGTCTGGAATGTCAAAAATTTTGGTGCGACGAATTTCGTCGGCGCTTACTCGGAAGAAATCTTCACCCTCTATGAAACGCTCTCTGTTGGTTCTAAAATTTCTGCTTGCTGTTCCGTCTGGTCTACCGTGTACCATGTCAATATCTTTGAACGTTACAACTCGCTGACCGTTATACTCTTTTATGGAAATGTCTGAATTTCCAATATGTACTAACTGGTTCGTGCTTATCACTCCTTTCTTAATCACTTTTTACTGTTGCAGGTTCTTTTTTACTGGATTCGCTTTCCTCTATATCAATGATTGCTTTTCCATACCAGAGCATTTGATCTTGCTTTTTCTCTGGCAGATTATTAAAACGTTCTACCATTTTTCTAAACGCTTCTCGTCTATCACCTGTCATTCCTCTCACTCCTTTCTGTATCACTTGTGTGATTATAATATATCACTAGAGTAATATTTTGTCAAGCATGATATTACATTTTTGTTGACTTTTTATCACTCTAGTGATATTATAATATTGAAAGGAGGGACAAGCATTGGAAACAATAAATGAAAGAGTTTCGATTCTTCGTAAACAATTAGGAAAGAATCAGAAAGACTTCGCAGAGACACTCGCAATTAAACAAGCGGCATTGTCCATGATTGAAAACGGTCAACGTGATCTATCCGAAAAGAACATCAAACTAATATGTGCCAGCTACAAAGTCAATTATGACTGGCTCGTAAACGGAATCGGAGATATGTTCCAAAGCGACGATAGTGATGCGCAGGCTATCGTTGATTCGGTAATGACCGGGGATAATGACTTTGCTAAGAAAATTCTTGTAAAGTTCGCAAAGCTCAGTGATGAACATTGGAAGCAACTCGAAGAAATCCTAACAGAATTGGAAAACAATTAAAAAAGAAAGGCCAGAGAATAAAAAACTCTGGTCTTTTTTATATTCTGCTTTGTTGTTTTGATTTATAGTGATATAATAAAATCAACTAATACCAAGGAGGAAATGTCTATGAAGAAAAAGCTATTAATTGCATTTTGTACTTTTGCAATTTTAGGAGTTTCTACTCCAACTTATGCAGGTGGCGTGACTGGCGTTGAAGTTCAAAAGGATGATTCTGAAAAGTACGGTGTAATCGGTGATTTTGATTATGATATAGAGGGAAACTCTGTGAAATTGCACGGTTATGATGGCAAGTGCAAAATTTTAGAAATTCTTCCATCATACAATATTGACGGAACAGACTACGCAACAGATTTATCAGATTTCCAGATCGGAATTGGAAGTTCTCATGTTGAATCAGTTATTTTTCAAGAAGGAATTACTGAAATATATGATGCTGCTTTTAATTCCTGTGATGTTCAAAAAGTATTTTTTCCTAAAAGTATGATAAACGTAACAGATAAAGCTTTGTCTTACTTAAATCCTAAAGAAGATGGCGATCTCATCCAGATTTACTATGCAGGCACACAAGACGACTGGGGAAACATTTTTACAGAATATAAAAGAACAAAAGTTGAAGATGCTGAATTCGGAGAGGAATTGGGAACATCTATTGCGGACAAAATAAATTCAATGTTGGGCGGCGATTATGACAGTTCCGAATTCGAATATTATTTCTCCGCATCGCCAGATGATTTAAAAACAGAATAATTATTATGCCGCATCTACAGTTAAAGCAGATGCGGCATTTTAGGCTACTTTTCTCTTAAATATAAGTATACCAGCAACTTGTATACTCTTTTTAAAGTACTTTCTAATTTTACCTTATCTAATAATTCAATAATCTCTTTCCTATAGTCCATAAATAACCCTCCCTGCTTGAAAACTACTGTCTACAGCAAAGTATATGTCCGGACAGTGGGAAATATGTTCCGAACTTATGCTTGTATTATGCCTTACGATATGTCCAATAAAGTGGAGTAAAACGGGATGCATTCAAATTCCCCCTCGCCAGTTGCCAGCGATAAACTGGAATATTTGTGATTTCAAATATGACCTTTACTTTCGCAAATATAAAGTTCGTATTTACCGGATTTTCTGTGTTTTTTACAATATCGTTCGTTCTTAGAACCTCTTTTATGCTCTGGTTTAAGGTTGAATGCTTGCACATATCCTCTGACAAGCGGATGAAGCTTTTACGTAAATAATCTTGATTGCACATCGGCAAGTGAACGACATAGTTCACAAAGAAGATTACTCCTACTGCGATCAACAATCTTTCAATCTTCCTCATAATATATACCTCTTTGGTCTATATTTTATGTACTTAGTTATACCACTTTTTGTGCAAATTAATCGGGCAAAACGATAAAACTGCATTTTGAATGGATAAAAATGTGAAAAATATTTCGGTTTTGACTATGATATTGTTGAATCTTGCGGTATAATATATGCAAATTTTACTAAGGAGGAATTTTTTATGAGAAAGAAAGTAAAGTTTCTAGCTAGTATTGGGCTGTCAAGTATTTTACTTGTATCCATGCCATCCAATGTTTTTGCGGAAGATTTTGTGTTATACGAAGAGAACGGCATTCATGTTGAAACAAAAGGATTAACCGATTCCCCGTCCACAGGCACTATAGGACTGTATATCGAAAACAATTCTAATTTGAATTTAGGCATAGCTCCTTATGCTTATGCCATAAACGGTATTATGGCAGGCGGCGATCAGTATGGCATAAACTCCTCTGATGTAGCACCCGGAAAGAAAGCGAATTCTACTTTGGAGCTGATAGATACATGGGAAAACAAAGATTTCTTCAAAGACTACCAGATGAACGAAGTAGATAGCTTCGACGTTCTCTTGTGGGCTTACGACAATGCAAAGAGCTTCAAGGCTTTTGACAGCGGTCAGATTCACGCTGACGTAACTGGAACTACTGTGGTTTCCTCTCCTGTATTTGGAGGTGCACAGAATTTGTATAACCAGAACGGCATTAGTGTCGATTTCATTTCCTCAGAGGGTAACAGCTTCACATTTTGTATCACAAACACTACTGGACAGTATTTCGCATACGATGTAACTTCTGAGACTTATAACGATTTTACAATGTCAGATAGTTATGAAATATTCAATCAGTATTTATTAGATGGTTGTAAAACTCTTGTGACCCTAACTCCTACAAATGATTTTCTTGCAGCAAACGGAATTTCCGATGTGTCAAACATAGATTTCGCATTAACGATTCGTCCATTAGCAGAATATGGTAACGAATATACTACAGACTTAATTTCATATCAAAAATAATTCATTGTAAAGCAAAGAGCCGAGGATTTTACTCCCCGGCTCTTTTTATGGTAAAACCTGCATTCACGATCACGTTCCTCCCCAGAGCAATCTGGCAGGCTGTACCAACGTATTAAGATGTCGAATTTTTTCGAAATTTCGCTGAACTATTTACACATTTTCGTTTCGGTGCTACTATATTACCATAATTAATTACTTAGATGAGGATAATCTGATGAAAGTTGAAGTGCAAGCGATAAACGGAAGGTGATTACTATGAAAATCGCTATTTGTGACGATTGTGAACTACAGGTTGAGTATTTCAAACATCGAATTGAACCATTTTTAAAGCAAAATGGTGACCGGAACTATACGATAGACGGTTATTTCAGCGGGGAGCCCTTGATAGATGATGTCAAGGACGGAAAATGGTTTGATATGATTGTTTTGGATGTGGTACTTAAAAACGAAAATGGCGTGGATATTGCCAAAGAACTCCGAGAGTGTGGATATAAGGGCAAAATTGCTTTCTGGACAGCTCACAAGGATTTTGTTTTTGATGCGTTGGATGTTGAATTTACGCATTATATCATCAAGGGAAATGAACACGGAAGAATGTTTTCTATGATTGACAATACCTTGAGTGATATGAAACACAAGATGCTCACAATCAGACACAGAGATTGCATTATAAGGATTCCATTGAACAAAATCGAGTACCTCGAAGCACGGGATAAGCAAGTTTTTGTTCATTGCACGAACGGGATTATGCACAGTATGTATGCAACTTTAAAGTCGGTTGAGCCTTACCTTGATAAACGGTTTTTGCGTTGCCATAAGTCATTTGTTGTAAACATGGATTATGTGCAAAAGCTGGATTCTGATTTTACGATGTTTTCTGGTGATAAAGTACTGATTCGTAAGAACGGATATGCGGATATTAAAAATCAATATTGGGAATATATTATTAAATAAAATAAAAGAGATGATCTGTCAAGGAATAGAAACAGATCATCTCTTTTTTGAGTTCATATCCAAACTCTGGGGAGGAGTTGAATTATGGTATATTTATTATATTACATTTATCACACTTTGCAAATATATTTCGTGGAAACAAATCCGAAATACTTTCCGGCAATGCGGATGTAGTACCAAGATGCTCCATCTTTGGCTTTAATGGTATCGCATACATCAACTAAATTGCCTTTTGCAAGTGTAGGATAGCTTTTAAGCTGTGCATACTCTGTTCCTGCCCATGTGCGGACATTAAGTGTATTTGCAGTCACCTTTCCCACCCACTTCGGAGTTTTAGACAGAATAGTTGGCGTTGAAAGCGTACTTGCTTTTGCGCCAGTGGTAACAGCGATAGCCACGTGGTGATTATCATTCAGGAGGATATCTCCTGCCTTTAGATAGTCGCCGGATGTCAGATACTTTCTATCCGTCAGTACTTTCGCACCGGCAATCTTCATTGCAGCTCTCATGTTTCGTGTCGTCAGATAGATGCTGACCGCTTTGAGTCTTGCGTTATTTAAGCGATACCCAGCCCCCTTGACGATAGCTGCTGTACTTGCGCTGCAATCAGATTCGCAAGCTACCGTGATCTGCGCCGGATCGTAGTTGCTTGCCTTTAAGTGCCGCCAGAACGAATACCGGTCATTGCTGTTTCCGGCAGTGCCCTGATCGTATCCGATGAGATTGTTCTGTGCCGCTTTTGTCGCCATGTCTGCAATCATGGTTGCGATTTTGGCGTCATTGAATCTTAGGACACAGAGCCACGGTCTGCTGTACCAGTTCATGATCTGATATTCTGTACCAGTCTGATCTCCTGCTTTCCCACCTGCATATCTTCCTCTTTCATCATGTCCGCAGTTACTGATTTTTACCATTTTAGTTTCTCCTTTCTGGTTAGAATCTCTGTAGTCTTTGTAGAACACATCCATATCAACATTTCCGCTGATTCCTGGAACTTTTCCTTTACTGGAATACTGCCAGCCTACACCGACATTCGGACGTAATCTTTCCTGCACAGAACCATTGTCGCTTGCCGGATAACGAGCAATCCAACAATCGTATTTTTTGAGAGCATCTGTCAGAACATTATTATACCAGTCGAGATTACAATAAATTCCGACTTTATAACCGGCTTTCTTGATTCTGGTCAGAAACGCTATTGCAACATTCTCGATAGCTTGCTTGCCAAGGCTTCTCTGCTGACTCCATTCAAGGTCATAGAATACTGGAAAATCAAGTCCACGACCACCAAGAACGGAAAGCACGTCCTCAGCTTCGTCAATTGCCTGTGCCGGTGTTAAAGCGTAGCTGTACTTGTATCCACCAATAAGAATTCCATTGGATTTACAGCCCTTGTAGTTGTGTTCAAAAGATGTATCGACTCCAGATTTTTGATGGATTCTTAATATTGCAAACTTAACTCCAGAATTCGATACTTTTGGCCAATCTGGTTTTCCTTGCCACGATGATACGTCAATTCCTTTTAATTCCATATTCTTGTCCTTTCTCGGCATTGCGCCGGCGCAAATTTGTGCAAAAATAAGAGCCTTATGGTGCTGCTCGGATTCTTGGCATATTAACTGTAGGTTCTGTTCCCAGTATCTTTTCAGTGTAAACTCTGCTTTGCCCTCGATTCTTTTGGTAGCAATATACCTGCGTAACATTCCTACAGCACTATTGTCTACCACCGATAGTTCTGTTGTTCGTTCCTGGACTTCATAACGATTCAGTTCGATCGTAAGCGCATCTTGCACTATATCCAGTGTCTCCTGATCCACTTTGCTCTTTAATACTTGCATTACTGATTGTATGATCATTTGCCTTGACTCCATTATCAGCACCTCCCGTACCTTAATTATAAAGCATAGGTACAGATGCTAAACACGAAGATAAATAATAAAAATGTTACATTAAAAACATATAATGGTGGCGGATATTTGCAAACTGGACAAACATATTGTATATATAACGATAGCTTTTTATATCTCCATATTGGATTTAATTCACTTACTGCTTCTGGTATACAAAATGGGACAGTTCTTCTGACCTTACCAGTAAAAGTATCAACAAATAATCAAAATATTGGTGTTATTGGTTCGGGAGATAACAAAGCTCTTATTTGCGCAGTAGGCGTTTCATCAAATGGCTATAATATTGTTTGTAATGGGTTTGTATCAGCAGGTAATTATATAGCAGATTTAATGTTTATACGAGCATAAATTATATTATGATTTAAAAGTTATATATTTAGCTTGTGTCCACATACTGAGTATTCGAACAGATTTACCAGTTTCAATGTTACCCGTAAAATGCACTATATGAGTAGAATTTTGCTTACTTACAGCAACTATACTAACTGGACAAGCGTTCCAATCCGCATTAGTAGCTCCTATTAAGTAATAATCATTGTTAGTATCTGGTGGATTAATATAGATATATCCTGCTCCAGTACCTTTATAAATTTGATTTACAAAAGTTATCTTCGTGTTTAATGCATTAATCCCGAGTTTGTCTTTTAGGTGTGTAAATAATTGTGAGAACGATATTTTTTTTAATGTATTCCCTTCTCCAACTATCAATGTGTCACTTTCTGCCGGCGTTGCTTTCGAAGCCAGTGCCGACATTAATATTGTTTTTAATGATTCTGCCATATAATCACCTCTATTCTTTCACTCTCAGCATCGAACCATCAGAAGTGGCAAGTGCTGAGCCATCACTTGTGCCTAATACATACTGGACATTCCGAACATCAACAGCAATCGCATATTTCGCCCCTGTCTGAACTGATGTAGGGCTTATGCTTGCACCGGCTATATAAATGTTTGCATCTGCCATGCATGTCACCCTTTCACTTTGATTTTATAATTATCTACCCACGTTTCATCTGCAATTTTATATGTGAATCTCAGACAATAGATTCCTGTTTTTTGTGGCTCAATTAACGCATCTAGCGTATGCTCGTTGATATTGCAGTTTCCTTGATCTTCTACAGTCTCTTTTTCAGCATCTGTATCAACGAAAATCAATTCGTAATCCGCTGAAATGATGGAAAAAGGGATGTCTGCACCGCATACCGGCTTTACTTTACTTTTAAATCGGATTTTTTCTCCCAAATCCATTATTGTATTGCTATCTACGTATCTAATTGCCATGTCCTCTCTCCTTTCAGCATATTTTATGCCCGCTGAAACATTGCTTTACAATCTCTGCCGTCAGCTGGTTCAGATTCAACAATGAACTGTATTCAATGTTCTCTGATTCTGCCGTGTATCCTCGTGGCACGAGCTTTCCGGCAATTTCGTGCCCTGATATCAGAAACAGTACAGTGGCGGCATAAGCTGTTAAGCCGCCACTACTTTCTGCATAGACTTCTATGACGTACTGTCCATCTTTATCGGCAGGGACTATTGCGTCCCAGATTTCGAGATCCGATCCCTCTCGTCTCTGGAACTCAATAGCGAACTCATTACACGAGCCGTAAACCCTCGTAATCATCATTCATCAGTTACTGTGACAGAGATCACATAAGTTTTGCCTGCATCAACCGGATTAGGCGTTACGCTTGCGGCTGTAATCTTTGGTGGGTTCGGATCATACTTGACAATTCTAGTAATGGTTGTTGTCTTACCGGCACTGTCTTTTGCAACGATAGTAATTGTATTTGAGCCTGCGGACAATGTGACCGTAGTGCTGAATGCTCCGTTGCTACCAACCGTTACAGGTGTACCGTTGATCATTACTGTAACAGGAGATGACGTTGCATCATTGGTTGTACCTGCTACAGTAATTGTGCTCTTGTTGGTAACGTATCCATCAGACGGAGAGGCTACGCTCAACGTCGGCGGTACGGTATCGATCTTGAATGTTACAGATTTCTGCGTAGCTGCGTTGCCATCGTAATCGGATGCATCAAACCTAATGGTATGAGAACCATCGGTAAGAGCTGTTGCCGGTATGTACGAACAATTGTAACCACCGGTTACGGCGGTCTTTGTAATGCCGTCAGTAATCTTGCTTCCGGAATCGATTGTGATACCGATAGTAGACGGATTAACACCAGAATCATCATCTGTAACAGTCCATGTGATAGTTGGCTTGTTGTTGACAAGTGTTGCAGATGCTGTTGGATTTGTGACTGTAATTACCGGAGCGACCTTTTCTTTAACGGTTAATCGCAGGGAACTACCGATTGCGGAATCTGTTGCATCTTTGGTGGTCACGTTTCCAGCATCGTCCGTTGCCTTGATTGTTATTCCGTAATAATGTCCGCTCTGGCTGTAACTGGACTTATTTGGAGCTGTTACTGTAGCTTCATATTTGCCCGTATTACTGTTAAAAGTAAGGGTGTAAGTCTGTCCATTTACAATAGCTTGTACTTGCTTTACTGACATTTATGTACCTCCATTTCATAATTCATTCTATATTTAACTTTTCGCAAAGTTTATTAATAAGTTTCTCTTGTTGGTCAATTTTCTTTTTCTGTGCTTTTATCATTGCAAACATAGCAGGTATCATGATACGTTCGTTCCAGTTCTCAGCTTTGCCGTCTATGTGGTCAACTGCCAGAGGAAAATACATATCCACATCTTCTGCTATGAACATTGGAAATTCTGCGTCTGCGCGTTCATCTCCTTTTGCAAGGTAGCCTTCTTTATACCGTGCCATTATCGGTTCGATGTTGTACAGATTCTCAATAAATTCTTCTGATAATGAACCCCCAAGAATCTTATATCTTTCAGACGAGGAGCTATATTTTCCGAGCTTATAGCTATTGATATCTATGTATGCGTTGTATCCAGTCGTAACTGTAGGGTAATCGTATATTCGAATTCCCCCTCGACATGATAATTCTTTTTGGAACTCTGCGTAGAAAAAATCACCTGTAGCAAGAGCTTTTTTCACTGTAAATACATCTGATATTTTCAGCATATCCGGTATTAAATTTCCACCGTAGCAATTAAGTTCATCAAAAGAGCCATAGCTTGCATCAATGCTTAATCCATCGCTCCAATCAATTGACCATAATTCTAGCTCAGTTATTTCAGTATCCACTGTATTGTCAAAAAATTTCTCCACGTTGACAGGAAATAATCCATCGTTCGAAAACTGAACACCTGTATATTTCATATACTTCGAATTTTCCTCGTAGTTCGTGAATACAGTGTATCCAGAGCGGTCAATCAATCCTTTAGCAGCATTATTGGCATCTTTAATTTTCAGATAACCGTTTCCATTCTTTTCACCTCCCAACGTCAATTCACCGCCAAGCGCTGCACTGAAGCTGATATACAGTTGACCATTCTTGTAGTACAGGCCTTTCCATGCACCATCATTTGATAGTATTTCTACGATTTGCGATTGTGTCAGATTGTCCACATCAATCACTACCGCAACACTCTGCATATCCATCAATGTTGTAGTTCCACCGGACGCATATAATTTACATCTAACATTTGTCACATCTCTCGGAATACCGACAGTTGAACCATTAGAACTTGCTACTGTCTGACCAGATCCATTTGTCAAAATAGAATACAAATAGTGTGTCACGGTATCCTCATCGATTGAACTAGTATAAATGGTATTCCAAGTGTTTCCGTCAGCAGTCTCTTCAACAACGAATCTGCCTTTATAAGGCACTCTAGTAGCTGATTTTCCGTCACGATAATACGCTTTAAATGTTATAAAGTTTGGACTAATTGTCTTGTCAGAGCCACGTTTCAAGACGTTACATGATGGCTCAACCATGTATGTTCTACCAGGTTCACCATCTTTTCCATCTTCGCCCTTTTTCTGCTTAGAAATCGTGAATCTTTTTGTTACTGCCAGATTACTGAGATATGTTGCTCTGATGTCTATCCATCCATTGTCTGCCGATAGCCCAGTAACATTGTAGATATGTGTTGCATCACTCCAAGAGCCTGTGATACTGTCGGATTTTGTGATTGTATAACTACAATCGTCTGTAATATCCGATGAGCCATACATTACAGTAGCTTTGGTAGATACCTGTGGAAATACTGCGATATTGCCATTTGCATCAGCCGTAATCGTCTGCATTTCGTTTGATAGCTGCAAAGTCATGTTTTTAGCAAGAGCTGCTGCTTCAAGAGCTTTGTTTGCTGTGGTATCATCAGTATATTTATTCAGTTTCTTCCAGTCAGATGACGCATACACACTTCCTTTTGCTCTTGCTACAACACAAGTGAGGATATCTCCGCCGTCTTGAGACCATAAATCTCCGATATCATACGGCGGCGAAGGCTGTATAACAAACGTCCTTCTCTTGCCGTCTGCGGTATCTTGCGCTTTCTCAGCTTGTGCAAGTGCTTTGGAAATGTCGTTGTCTTGAATCATCTGCCATTTCCATGTTGCACCGTCCTGCATAAACCGATACGCGTAGCCAGTGCTCTTCCAGTAAAAAAGATCGCCTTCATGTTTTTTGCGTTCTTCTGTGCTTGTCCATTCAGAAGCCGGTTTGTTCTGTAAAGACGGTTCGTAATCATAAAAGAAAGACTCAATCTGTCCATCTATCTGTGCTTGTAAGCCGGAAAGCGAATAGGTTACAGTATTTGCATAATCCGCAAGTTTACCATCCGAATATGCTTTGCTCTCTGCCAAGCTATCAGATATAGCTTTTGTAGCCGTCTTTCCACCAATCTGTACATGATCTCCGCTGATGATTACTTTTTTGGTATCCATATCAACTTGAAAGATGATATTTCCACTCTCATCCCTTACAGTAATCGCACCTGTGTTAATCCAGTCAGCATTTAATCCTACGGCTGTGAGGATTCTTACAATCGTATCACCATCTACTGTCATACCACCATTCCAAGTCTGTCCACCATCTGTAGAAACTCCCCATGCCTCAGAAGTCATTTTCCATACCGCTTTGGATTCAGCAAGTGTAGGTTTGTCATGCAGATAGAAAATCTGGCTTCCATCCTCCTGTGTCTCAACGGTGGTATATACACCGGTCGCAGAATCTATTCGCTTTCCGAATTCTTCAAGTGCTTTTTCTCTCTCGGTTTTTTCCTGCTTAACCATATTTTTTGCAGCAACAAATGCCTGCGTTGCCTGGGAATATCGGGTGCTGCTATTTTTAGCAGCACTTTTGGCATTACAAGCTATCTTCTGACCGGATCCCGGTTTCAATGTAGTTGTGGTAAGTAGCGATGTGTATATTTTCCCATTTCTATCCACAATAATCAGCGAATCTCCGGCTTCCAGAGCCACATCTGTAGGGCACTCGGATTCAAATGGTCTAAATCTCATGCCAACGCATTTTTCGGCAATCATTGAAGCAATCGTCTGGCCATCGCCAACACGAATTAATTTATTACCAGAAATTCCAAGTACATATCCCTCTGTACCAACCATGTAAGTTTGCGGATTATCAGAAGAGGATTCGCTGTATTCAGTTACTTTCACGCCTGTGATTACTACATCTGTATGATGCGGAGTAAAACCATAGGTGGTTTCTATTTCAGAAATGTTACCTTTTTCGTCAGTTGCAAAAAGCCTCAATATGCCATCATTTTCCAGAAATGTTCCGTTATTTGCCGATAAAATACCATTTGCACTGGATAATTCAAGCGAGATATTGCTATCATCTTGCGTTTTGAGAACTCCAAGATCATTAATAATGAGTTCTTCTTCATTGATGCTGCTATACCAACCGATGCACAATCTGCCATATTCATCGCATCTCATCCACTGACAGCCAATCTGCGCAACCCATTGTAGAACCTGGCGAAATGTTAAAGCTTCGTCATTTGGACGATTCTGCACAATGTAATCATCTCTGTCAAATGATGTTGTTTGCAAAGTAACTCCACATACCTCGCAGGCATCTCGTACAATCTGCCCTCTGGTTGCCGGATACCTCAATTTGCTGTCTGAATAGTTCCGGTCAAACTTCCGCATATTATCTTCGCACGTAAGGTCTATGGTCACCGTTTCGTCTTCCGGCTGTTCAATAACTGTCACTGTGCAAATACGTGTTTTTTCAATAACCGCATTTTTATGAACTATGATTGTATCACCGGTTGAATCCAGTATTTGTTCTCCAGCTGAATCTAACAGTTCACTTGTATCCTCATTTTCAATCTGTAATCCAACATAACATATGACTTCTGCTCCCTCAAAATCGTAATCGGAGTACTCACCGTCAAAATTATTAATGCTAAGATTCAATACATTGATGATTGCAGAACCGATGTCAAAGCTACTATCATTAGATACGGAATCTTCGAATTCCATTCCGTTTTGCCACAGATTGGCACTGGTCAGATTGAGTACAGTTCCGTCTGTAAGTGTGATATCTGCATACTTGAGGTACTGCACGTCCATTCCGTTCTTGACTTTTTCTTTCCATCTGTTAGATAATTTTCTCATGCATTACCTCTCAATCACATCAAAACTGATAGATTCTGTTCTCTGGTTTCCATGCCACCACCATTTAACAGGCGCACTCCTGTCACCAACATAAAATGTTCTGGTTTCGTATTTTCCAGACATCATATCTGGATATGTAATTTGGATGTACTCGGGATTGAACGCTTGAAGGATTTTAGCTGTAGTAGCCCAATCTTTACCTTTCCACTGCAAAGCTAATTTCCTTTTTTGCGCTACCCTGTTTTTATGCATGACAGAGTCATCAGATCTTCCTGATTTTGCCGCTGATACGTCCTGTAATCCCCATGTGTAGGAAGACGGGCAAGGCATCGAGACACCGTTTACTTTTAAAAATATTTCTGCCATATAACACCTCATAAAAGAAAAAGCACCTCCCCGAAAGAAGATGCTTAATTACACGAAAATAGCGCCTATCGCTCTGATAGACGCTTTATGATTCTTTATTCTATCACATATACAAGGTGAGATTCAGTAAGAAAAAGTTATATTTTGCTTTGCATTAAACGGATTTGTTCTTTACAAAATGATTCATAATCCGTGTTTCCCATAAGAATTGCCCGATTTTTTCATCCTACCATTTCTCCTTTAACTGATTAATTGGTGTTCCAACTACTCCAGCACTTTCCCCACTGTCGGTTGCTTTGAAATAAGCACCTTTGATTTGTGGATACATAAATTCGAACATCAGATAATTCGCAGCATCGCAAAGATACTCCGTGTTACCGGTTTCTTTATATTTTTTAATGCACATATCATGAGATTCTATGGCATTTACCAATTTCTCGCCGAAATTATCTTTTGCAGTGCCGTATTTGTAAAAACTGACTTCTACTCGATTTTGCCTCAGTTCGTCAAATCTGTCTGAATACTCTGCTGGCATTTCTTTTCCAAGTCTACTCATTTCTTTCTCACTTTCTAATTAATTACTGTATCGTTTTCCATCTAAAATCCATTTGAAGCATCTATGCGAGGAAATAATCGCCCTCTGTATTTAAAATAGATTTTAGGCTGTTTTATTCAATGAATATCTGTCCTTCATATTTTTCAAATCTGTACTTCTGTGAAATATCTGGATATTTTTCTTTATCAACCAAACTGTAAAACATTTTTTGTGGTCTGGCATATAGTTTTCTTTCTCCATACAAAGCACGGTAAATTATCAGCGGTTCGTCTGTCTCTGTATGCTTTGCTTCGCCGACAATCTTATACAGGTAATCATTGCTCCGCAAATCACTGACGGTTTCTCTCTTGAAATGTTTTACTATGTCCCCCGGTTCAAACAATGGTCTGTCTATTGGCATATTTTCATTCCTCCCGTTTCTGTTTCACGCGGTTATACAAAATGTTCTGTGTCTTCTCCGTGAAGAACAGCCAGATATGATAATCGCAGTCCATATTGTTGTTTTTCCCAATGTCAGAGCCGAAATATTCGTCCATCATGTCCAGATAATATTGCGGTTCCTCGTCCTCTTCGACTATTCCGTCTTTCACCATATCCAAGTCAGCATTTCGAATCATACTCAGAAACTGGTCAAGATCATTGGCATAAACCATCGGGTGTCGTTCTCCCCGATACTGTTTGAATTTTTCAAAGAACTGTTTGACCAATGCCATAGTCAGACAGATGTCATGGTCTTTCAAAATATCTTCTTTGTCCCCGTACAGAGAATTAAATCCATTGTACAGGATTGTCGGTAGTTCTTCGTCTTTGTAATCGACAGAGCGATTATTTTTCGCATGTGCGTACCGTTCCTGCTTCTGCTCTTTCGTTCTAGGTGGTATATTATTAATATTTATATTTATATTATTATTAGGAGCAGAAGTCTTTACTCCTTTACCAGACGATGGTAAAGTCTTTTCCTCTGTACTTGATAAAGTACAGTCTTTATCTGTATTCTCTGTATAGTGTTCTCTGTAAGTAGTCTCTGGTAATGCTTCTGTCGAATTGTCGGTGTGCATTTCGTCATTTTGTCTATTTGCACACGGACAATCTGACGTTGAAATTTCAACAGTATCTTTTAAGACTTTTTCAAGAACATCTTCGTCAATAGAATACCATTTAGTTCTGTCCCTACTATCCTTGTTATAATTGCCTGTAATAACAAGACCGGAATTTACCAAATTTTTAAATGCTCTTTCAACAGTTTTTGTTGACCACCATGGAAAATTTTCTTTTCTCCAATTTTCCATGGTATTGTAGCTCCAATACTTTCCGTCGTGATAATTTCTTTTTAACTTTTCATTAATTTCAAGCCAATAATAAATTTGTCTTAAAACAACAGCTTCATTAAGTCCTATTCTTACTGCAAGTTCGGAATTTATAACAAGATTGCTTTGAGTAGATAAAATAAGATCTGATAATTTTTTATTCATAGTAGATAACCTCCATGTCGTTAATGCGTGACTGCCTTGTAGCCACAGATCCATGATTTATAAAAACAACAGGCAGGTGCATCATGGAATTGCACTTGTCCCCCGTCGGGTTAGCCTGTTGGTTTTACCAAACAAAAGAAGAGCACACCAAAGAATCGTGAGGTTTTTCCCTCGTTTCATCTTTAGTGTGCTCTCTTCAACAAATGTAATAACTATTTCTCGTTTAGTATATCAAATTCTACCGCAAAAATCAATATGCCGGGGACGGATTCATGCGGTAATCTGTGTTGTTCTGAGCCTTTGTGACAATTCGCGCCAGTTCACGTTCGTTCACCTTGATGCTGTTCATGATGTACTCTGGTGAAGAACCACCAAAGCCACCATTGTTCATCAAAGCAGTAACTACACCACGCTCGACAGCTTCCATGATCTCATCTTTCGTAAGTCCCATGTTGCCGTCATATCCAGACATGATACTGTCGGCAATGGATTTCATGGCTTTCTGGTTTTCAAGTGGAAGAACGGCTTCTTGTCCTGCTTCGCCTACACCAATGACAGATGCATTTTTGAACAAACCACCTTTTGCATACCAATTTACACCAGAATCCCATCTGTAGGAATAACTGTTTCCATTTGCAGATGCACTAGAGTTCATGTAGATGTGAGGAGTTTTGATATGAACTGACTGTAATCCATTTGAGAACTCCTGTGCCGCATTTCTGCCTACTGTGTACATGCCTTTAAGGCTATTTGCAACATTTCTGGAAAACTGTGTGAAGTATTTGGACATTGACGGTATCTTACTACTCAAGGTTGATTCCATACTATCTATGATCTGCCCTTTTCCAGTAATGCGCTCTGCTGCTTTTTCCCATTTATTTGTCATAGTATTATACTGTGATGAAAAATGGGATTCTACAGTTTTCTGCATTTCTCCCAGTTTCAAGTTGGCTGCTTGTTTCATTGAATCAAGGTTCTTGGAAACCTCTTTTGCAGAACTTCCCCATTGCGTTACAGTTGCCGTAGCGACTCCCTGAGAAGATTCAGTGGCTTTTGAATGAATTGCCTCATAATCGCTCATGGCAGTACTCTTCATCTGACCAGTAGCTTTTGTTACCGCACCTGCCGCATCATTGAAATCTCTGGTGGTATTCCATCTAATTTCTGATGTTTGCTTAGACACAGATTCTTTTGCGGTCTGAACTGCATCGGGGAATGTTTCTGCAAAAATCTTTGCAACAGATTCCGTATTCAATCCCATTTCTTTTGCGGTTGCCATGATGTTTTCATAAGCTCCCTGAGCTGTGCCACTTGCATTAGGCATATCGTATAATGCGGTATTAAGTTGAGTCTGTTGGTCAGAATTTAATCCCAACTGAGTAGTTAACTTCGGAAGGACTTCTGCCAGCTCATCAACAGAGTATTTGCTAAGATTGAGACTACCTGCCATATTCGTTGATTTATCACCTAATGTTTTGATAGATTCTGATAGAATATCAAACATATCATCCGTGATAAGTCCTTGCTGATACAAAGAAGAAAATGCCTGTTCTGCCTGATCTGATGTCACTCCCATTTCTCCGAGTTTGTCAATTATCTTTTGAGTTGCCGCAGATTGCTCTTCTGCTGTCATTCCTTCTTTTTCGAGAGATTCTTTCAAGTTCCAAATTTCCGTTGCAGAACCAGATATTATGTCGCCACGTTGTTGTAATGTCTGAATGAAATTATCCATGGTATTGCCAAATGTGGTTCCTACTCCATTGCCGCCTTGCATACTTTCTACCATACCGGCAATTTTAGAAGTTGCATAAACCGCCGCTGCACCTACACCAACAATTAATCCCGCTGTACCTACCAATGGTCCCAACTCTTTTGCCAGTGAAGCGAATTTCCCACCAGATGTTCCTGCCGCTTCGCACAGTCCGTCAAGAACTTGTGTTGCTTCGGATGTTCCTTGTCCAAGAATACTGGATAATTTTTCGGCAATAATATCAGCACTTTCTTTTGCCATGATTTTATCACCGATATGACCGATAAGTTTTCCGACAAGTGTTCCGATTCCTGTGATATCTGCGATTTTTACAGCAACAAAAGCTGTTGTAAGACCGGCTGTGATCTTTCCGGACAATCCGCTTTCCCACAGTCCAGACATTGCTTCGCCAAATCCGCTTATGAGCAATTTAGCGGCTGTTGCAAGTAATTTTCCCCATGGAAGTTGCCCGATAAAATCGCCAATGCCTTCTCCAAGCTTTCTGAATGTATTAGGAGTTAATGCATCTGTCAGGGCATCGCATAAATGGCTAAGAAAGTCTCCGAGAGCCTTTCCATTCTCTTTCCAGTGCATATCGGATATAAATTTGGAAATCCCATCGCCAAGATTTTTAGTGAAGTCATCCCAATTGAATGTTGCTGTGAAGCTTGCAAGTGCTGTAAATGCGCCGTTTATTCCAGTTGTTAATGCACTAGCAATTTCTGTGAAATTAATTTTCTCAAATACACCATTAAGGGCATTTCCGATATTAATTCCGATTTCGTCATATTTAAGATTTAAAACAAAACCATAGAAAATGTGCCAGCTCTTCATAAAGTTATTACCAATCAAATTTCCAAGATTAGTCCAGTCAACTTCACGAGAAAGCCCCATGATGCCTTCTGCAAATTTCTTGCCAAGGTTTTTGAAATTCGTTCCATCAAGTAACTGATTGGCTGTATTAACTATTGTATTAATACCAGCTCCAACGGTACGTCCCATCAAATCCCAGTTGATATTATCAACAAGGCTGTTGAAAGTCTGGGTGAACGCACTGGTGAATTTAGTGATGTAAGGGCCTACGTTATTCCAGTTAATGAAATCATAAAGCTTTTGCATTCCCCAGTTAATGCCGTCAGCCATGATTTTTCCAAGACCTTTCCAGTCTTTTCTCTTAAAGGCATTTACAATGGCATCTGCCATTTCATTTGCCCTGTTGGACATTTTCTTGAATGCTTCGTCCCATGCTTTTTGATATGCAGATAAAGCATCGTTCAAAGCTGCATCAAGTGCTCCGATATGCCCCAAACCGCCTTTTCCAGAGCCAGAAGATGGATTACTTGTACTACCAGAATCAGAATTGTCATTAAGCTGATTCAGTTCATCAAATGAAAGAACTGACAATGTTTTTTTAAGTTTTTTGGCATTCTTATTTGCAGTACCAATAGAATCACTGGCATTATCCATATCATCCGCAATGTTACTTGTATCTGCAGAAATACCGCCAGTAGATGATACAAAATTTGACAATTTAATTCCAAGAAGTTTTGCAATATAAGCGAACATTCTTTGTATTGCGATTACTATTGCATTGATATATGGAAGTACTGTTTGCAGTATAGGAATGAATAAGGAACCTATTGTTCTACCAAGGGATGCAAAGTTAGATTGAAGCATACGAATCTGATTTGCCGGTTGATTGATCGTGTTTGATAAATCAGCCCATGCATACTTAGAGTTGTTCAGCAAGATAATCGTTCTCAAAATCGTTTTATCTGCCTGAGATAACTTTGATATGCTGGTGTCGATTCCCAGATTGTATAATTCTTGTTGCATATTAGCATTACGGATATTGATGCCGTACTTGTCCATTGCACGGCTCATACCAGTCAAGCCAGATGCCATGTCCTGCCATACATCCTCGAAGTCCATGTTTCGTACAGAAGCAAGATCTGCGCCAATCATAGTGAGTGCATTAGACAATTTTAATGCAGTCTCTGATGTATCGCCCATAGATGATGCCATCTGTGCAAATGTTGCCTGATACTGCATTGTCTTTTCTGGGTCAAGTCCAAGACTGGCGGTATTGGTTCTAGCCAGTTCACCAGTATCTGAAATTTCGAATCCTGTCAGTTTCTGTGAAAGCTGTTTTGCCCTTTCCTGGAATGAATTTGCATATGCTTCAGCGGATTTTATGCCACTTTTTTTCCATTCGTCAGTGTTGATTCCTTCTGCCACCTGATTGAACGCAGAGTTGAAATAGTTCAGGGTCTCTACATAGTTCATTGCGGATTCTACTGGCGATGTCAGAACATCTAATGCTCTTTTTACGAGGAAACCTTTGGCGTAAAGAGCACTCAACTTATCAGTTACTGAACTCATAGGATTTGACAATCTTCTTATTTTTTCACTAGCTTCAGAAGATGCATTTCCAATACCTGCGATTGCAGATACAGCTTTCCCGCCTAAAGAAATAGCTTTTGAAGCAAATTTTTGAAAAGCATTTGTCAGCCCATTGATTACAGTACTTGCTTTTGAACCTAACGAAGAAATCGTGTTAAATGAATTCGAAACGCTATTCGTGGCACGCCCTACTTTGCTTCCAGACGATGCTAATACTGCAAGAGCTTCTGTCATTCTTATTGTGCTCGAACTGATATCTGGTGCACTTTTCATTACGTCAAAAAACTTCAAAACCTCTTGCGCGAGAGTTGATAATTGACTTGCAGTCTTTCCAGTTTTATCTCCTGCACCAGCTAATTTTCCAAGAGAAGTAATAAAGGCATTGGTGGATGCTGATACTTCACTCATAGAGCCTAATTTAGTAGCCGCATTATTTAAACCTGTCGCAAGATTCGGAAGTTCCTTTGATACATTGCCGATATACTGTCCTGTACCGGAAAGCTTAGCTATAGCGGTTGTGAACCGGCTAACGCTCGGAGAAACATCTGGAATAGCATCAAGTTTCTGCATCTCGATAAGAATTTTACCTAATTTTCCTGTATCAAACTGACTGAAATCGGATTTTCCAAGACGATTGATAGCGTTTATAGCCGCATTCAATCCATTTGCTTTAAAATTCACGCTACCTAAACTTTTTAAAGAATTGGAAAAATTATTTAACCGACTTATGTCAAGATTTCCAAGGGCAGTGTTTAATGTATCTAATTTTTTTACAAGGTTATTAATAGACCGTACCGCCTGAGTTGTGCTACTGTCTATTTGTATATTGAGGGTATCTATGGTATTATCGGCCATTAAAGCACCTCCTTTTAATCAAAAAAATAAAGGGCAGACAAGACTTTTAATCCTGCCTGCCCTCGTCATTATTACCATGATTCAGCTCAAAATTTGCTTGCATGAGTTGCAATGTCATGAGCAACCTGTCACGTTGCCGTTTCTTTTCTGTTTCAGAAAGATTCTCTTCATCCTCTTGCTTTTGCTTTTCGGCTGTTTGTGAAAATGGTTCTTTAAGGTATTCAGCTTTTGACTTTTTACCAATAAGCACATTTGCAACCGCAGTCTGAACTGCACACATCGTGTACATGTTGAACTGCCATGCTTGCGAATCAGCCATTTTTTGTTTTAATTTGTAGGCTTCCATATATGGTTCTAAATCATATGGTGTAGAATCCATAAACTTTTCTTCTGAAACACCGATTGATAAATACAATGGAAGTAACTTTTTATGAACTACTTCTGGAAAAGTTAGCTCTTCTTCTTGTGATCCTGCGGAGTCTTCGGAAGTTTCTTTTCTTCCTCCGATTTCTCCTCCATTGCTTTTACCATTCCGGATAAAAAACCGTTCTTTTCAAGCTCCTGACTTGCTTTTTCAAATAAAGTAAATCCATTATGAGGATTTTCCTCTGTGGATTCATCTTCGTAGTCGTCCAGAAGATTGCACACTTTATCGTATGCAATTTTCTTTTCTTCTTCGGTTTCATATCCAAATTCATCTTTGTGTTTTCTTTGCAGTCCTGCCAGAATCAGTTCTGGAAGCATTTTAATCATATCTTTCGGATTGTTGATTGCTCCCATAGAAGACACTTGTGTAAGAATGTCTGACTGAGTAAGTACGCCATATCCGAATTTTACTTTGTATGTTTTGCCATTCGCTGAAAAACTAAACATGAATTATCCTCCCTGCTTTACATCTTATTCAGTAGCCGCTGTCGGCTCAATTTTGGTATCCAGTCCCTTATATGTATTGATGATAAGAGAAATAGACATGGTTGCTGCTTCGTTCTGTGCAATTTCTGGCATTGGAATTTCGCGACCGCATTCTGCAATAACAAAGAACGCGTCTGACATATCCGGGAATGATACCTGGAACCAAGTTGCCAGTCCTGTAGTTTTTGCAGCCTTAGAATCTTCGTACAGTTTTTTAATCTGTTTAACAGATTTATCTGGATCCATGATAAATTCAATCTCCCAAGTACCACCTGTATCCTGTCTACCAGCTGCATACTGTGTCAGATAATCTTCCAGTGCAGAAACATCAATCTGTTCTGTGTCAAGAGAAATACCGCCGATGGAAGAGGCTTCTTCCAGCTGTGTGAATTTGGTAGGTTTTGTGCCTTTCACGGTTTCAACGGCATATGAAAATTTCACACCAAGTGTAGTTAATCGTGCCATTTTGGCTCCTTTCTGCCTTTCGGCTATAATTTGTTGCAATAAAAAAGAGCCTTAACGGCTCTGGTTCTAGTACGTAACCCTGTACCGGGAGATAAAAGGATCACCTCCTTCTAGTCTTCTTTGCTTGCCTGCTTTACAATCTGATTTACATAATTACTAAGTCCTGCAACGAGGATTCCCTGTGTGATTGCGGTAAAAATTGCCATTGCGATTTCCTGTGCGCCAGATATAGCGCATGTAGCAATAACATAAATTCCACAAATCAGAATGCCTAAAGCACCAAGGATTGCCGGGATATATTTGTCCGGTATGACTTCGGATTTTTTGATTCCCATTCCGATAAAGTACAGTACAACCGCGACAATAAGAAGTTCCGGTTTCACGTAATTCATAATCTGTTCCATGTTTTTCTCACTCCTTTCCTAGAGTAATGTGCCAGTATATATCCGGCTATATCTGCTAACAACACGTTTTATGCTGTTATCAGCATTATTTTGTCTTACGGGCCCGTATATCCTACGGAACCCCATGCCAACCATAGCCTTGTGACTGGCATCGTCAATTTCATATGCTTTTGAAGAAGCTTTTGAACCAGTCGCATAGGATTCTGATTGGAAAGATGGCGTTGTCGCGCACTCATCTCCCTCAAGATTGCCACGTGATGTTGGATTTCCAAGTAAGAACAAACGTGCGTAAACCCTTTTGTTTGAAGCTACCGTCTGACTTTCGTCATTAGAAAAGTTCCCTTTTCCTACAACGGGTTCAATAGTTGTTCTCCATCGTTCAAATACGTCTGAAACTGGATTTTTTACTACATCTGGCATATCTGTCACCACCTTATTTTGAGCATAGAAAAAGCACCCACCATTTCGGTAGATGCTTTTATATCTTACAGTATACATAAAACAGACGTTATATTCAGTAAGAAAAGGTGTTATGTTTTTATGCAGAAAACACTTCTTTTGCGATTCTACGGATATTCTGCATAATTTCTACGCTTGCTTTGTACACGGGCATTGTAGCCTCCGTACCGTAAGAACGTACCCATTCGCCAGAATCTGCCACATATACCCACGATTCGTTTTTTCCTTTTCCCTGTCCGTAAGAACCGATTGTGTAACCAAATTCTTCTCCTTTTGGATGAGGACTTGTGCCTGCCGGAGTGTTGTAATGGATACCTGCACCGAATTCTATGAATAAAATTCCAGAACCCTCGCACACAAGAGTTGCCTGCGCGTAATTTCCAAACCTGTTGATTTTGATGTAGGTATTGTGGTTCCTGTCAGAATCTCCCTGTGCCAACATAATATTTTCGTCTATGACAGGAATTCCCAATTCGCAAAGCCTTTTAAGAAATACTTCATTTTTATCGCGAAGACTGTTTTGATATGCTTTCAATTCTTTGATTGCGTTTCCAATAGATTTTTGGCTCAGATTGCATTTGATTACTCGTCCACTCATTCTTCTGCACCTATCTTTTTAATTCCATATCTAGCCAGATTTCCTCTTTGTGTATCAAGGATTTTCTTCAAACGGTAATCTGGCGGTGTTGTAGGAATACCATCTTCCAGAACCAGATTTCCCAGTGTGTCAACCTGTGGCACGGTATCAATCCAAAATACATCTCCCTCTTGCGGATGGAAAGAACGGTTAAAGGAAGTAATGTATCTGTCGTAATCCGGCACGATTCCTGCTGATATTTCCTCAGGCGTTCCTGCGGTAGATGATACAGAAAACTTAAAGCTTTGCGGTTGACTGTATGTCGGTACGGTATCTATTCCCTCAAGTGTTTCGATTACTCTTGACCAGTACACGGTCTGTTTCTGTCTTTTTAATCCTCTCATTTATGTTTATTCCTTTCAATGATTGTGATACAATGTTTTTAAAAGGAGGGGCAAATATGGAATTATACGATACAATCCATTGCAAATGTGGATGCAAGTATGAGGTTAATCAGAATATAACAATGGACAAAATATCATGTCCAAATTGCGGAACAAAATATGAACATTCTGAACAAGTGTTAAAAAGATTACGACTTGCAAAAACTATTGATTCTAACACAGAATCAAAAATATGGTCACATATTCTGGCTGAATCAACAGAAGAGTTTTTAAAACCAGAATCGCTAGAAGAAATCCTGGATAAAATTGATTGATAAAAGGGCTTGCCGGAACCTTACCAGTAGTCACATACTGCCATCATCCGTGACACGATTTCAGAGATGATATACTGATGCAGTTCTTCTGCAATTTGCTCACTACCCTCTGTAATTTGCCGTAAATATTCTGGACTAAGTATAGCATATCACCTCTTTCGATAAAAGTCGTGGTACATGTTTTAGTTTTTTGATGGTTAACTAAAGCTCTCTTTAGTTAACTACACGCCAATAGAATTAACAAATTGTGTTGCATAATTTCCCATTCTTTTAAATCCAGCGTTACTTGGATGCAGTCCGTCAATAGTGTATGTATCTAACGTTAATTTTGTAAATCCACTGTTAGAATACATATCACATACTGGTATTCCATACAATTCACCAACTTTTCTAACTGCATTTACATAATCAATTAATTTGTGACCAGATGTATTTATCTTATTAACATCATAACCATCATTATCTCTTTGAAGAGGTGTAAATAATACTACACGAAGAGTAGGTTTTTGATTTAATAAATATTCTATAGCTGTTCTATAAGCTCCGTAGAATGTATTTCTATCAAATTCACTTTCACTAATAATACCTAATTCACCAATAGGAACATTTAGCTTAAAATCATTTGTCCCGCAAGCGATTGAGCATAAATCATATAAAGTATTGTCACTTTTTAAAATTTCAGTTACAACGCCAGTGCCATGTGATGTTCCATCAGCTAATGCATAACCGCTATAGCCTGAATTGTTGATTGAATTAAATCCTATATGTTTGTTCATAATGCTTTGATAGCCAACACATAATTCACCATTTGGATAGACATGTCCATCATACCAAGTTATGCTATCACCATAGCTCACATAATTTTTATTATGCCAAGTAGATAACTTTGTTAATGGTTCAATTAAATTATCATTTGTGAGAATAAAATTATTTAATTTAAACTTTTGGACCAGTGGTTTTTCATTAATTGTAATCTTATACGAATTCAAATTACTTATTAAAATATTAAATCCAACATATGCAATATTATTTGGTACACGAATTGATATTGAATCTTGTGAATCATTTAATATCAACGTATCTACAAACTTTTTATTATTGTCAAAATAACACGCGTAAATACCAAACGGTTTTTCAAATACAATATAATCGTTCTCTTTAACATGGATTAAATTAGTGTGTTTCCATTTACTTTCATATTTTATTGTACCATCTACGTTATAGATGCCATCATATAAGTCAACTTTTGTGTCATAAATTTGAGATTCATGTAATTTATTGACATCAATATATTCATATTGATATTTTAGTGTATATAAATGGGTACTTAAATTAGCTTTTTTCCTAGAAATATATAAATAATTTACATTTGATGGTAACAATACTTCTTTTGACTTTACACCTATTAAAGGATCTCCAATTTTACTTGTTGATGAATTTTTTTTAAAAGTAAAATATTACATTCATCTGTGCTACTAATAAATAGTTTAGCAATGTTTTGTATGTTATATTTATCAATAATATATGTTGAATCAGCGCTCACACTGCCATCTTCATTGATTTTATATTCATCGGATGAACTAAAAGATATTAATTTTTGTAAATCTTCTAAATTTACTAAATCTTCCTTTAGTGAACCAGTTTCTGCCTTTACTTCTTTAAATTTGTCACCTACTGCTTTGGAGTCGGCAAATGCTCCCTCTTTACTCAAAGTTTTATCTGAGATAGGCTTGTCTGCTAAGCCTGGATACCCAACTGGAACATCTCCGTTTTGAGTATGGATTTTTAAAATTGATTCTGCCATGAACTACCTCCTAAAAAATAAGTACACCATCATCATTTACAGTTGGCAAAATAGGGTTTTCATTTATGCAATCATTTTTTCTACTCCAACAGGGGACACATAAGTAAATTGGTTTCCTAAAACATCTTTTGCAACGCCAATTACAAAGCATCCGTAATCGGCAAGCATATTGCACACAAATTCCTCTGCATCCACCCAATACTGTTTCTTGACCATACGGTGAAGTTTTGGCAATAAACCATAACTGAACATTACACAATGCCCTAACTCATGGATAAACACACGGTTCAGAAGTTCTCCATATAGATTATTTGCAATCGAAATTGTCATTGTGGAATAATCCGATACAGCAAGAGTTCTTTCGCCTGTGCGGTCAATTAACACGCTGTCGTGCGGAGATACGAACTGCACTCTCCATAGGTCTCCGTTCATATAAAATTGTCTTAGCATGGCTTATCACCATCCCTTTCAAATTAACTCAAGTTCTTTGAATACTTCAAAAATCTTCGGAGATTGAATCGCAAACCAATCAACTGTGGTTTCATCATGTCCGAACTGTTCCATATGTTGCCAATTGCACTGCAATCCACTTTCCGACAAGAATGCATGAATAATTTCGTGTCTCAACTGCTTTTTCTGTAAGAAGTCAAAATCACCAACGTTATTTACGTTGTCCGTTCTGATAACAATTTCCTTTGCAGTATTATCTGTAAAGCCGTCAATATCTGCATTTTTAAGTTCTTTTGGAATAATTCTGTAATTCGTTCCAAGAACATTTATTACACATTTTTCCATCATCAATCTCCCTAATTAAAAAGCCCCTGTTACATTCCTGTAACAAGGGCAAAATTCATTTAATATTCAATTCATCTGCTGTATCAGACGAGTTAAGTCGGTTTTCATCGACTGTCTAAGAGTCGCATCTGCATCTGACCACATCTCTGTAAGATTACGGATAATGTCAGATGTATACTCTTTCATGGAATCATCCATTTTTCTCTTAGATTCTGTATCATTGGAATCATGGTAATGCCTGCGATTCTCGCTGTATCTGTCATAGCTTTCGCCATATCTGGACTGCTTATGGTTCATTCCATCCATTCTCATATCACTACGATCTGGATGATATCCCATGCGGTACATATTACGTTCGAACTCTGGATTGTTCAGATATTCTTCCATCCAGTCATCATCTTCCATGTACAGATACGGCTTGTATCCCATACGACTTCCTTTGCCTTTCGGCGCAAATCTGCCGTTGGAATAGCGATACCTGTCATATCCCATGCGTCCAAGATACTTCTCTTCCTGTTCACATTCGTCCATAGCTTCTACGATTCTGTAATCTTTATCTGCACAAATCGCACACTTTACGGATTCCATGCAGTCTTTCAGATCGTCCCAGTCTTGAGCACTGAGATTATCAAAGCCATGTGTTTTGGCTTTTTCCATAGCCCATTTTCCCATTTCCATTGCAACTTTATGCATTACAGTGCCCCCTTTCTAACAGCCTGTGTAACAGGTGTGTCTGTTGTTGGGGCTGTACCATTAATTGCAGTTAAATTATTACTCGGACTACAAGCCGGGTTTCCTAGCATCTTGAATACTCCACCAGTTGCACTTGTAGCTATTCTGGTTGCGTACTTCGTTCTGGTTCTTACGCCACAAGCTGTAACCTGTGCGCAGCAACGATTCTCTAGCGGATACAAAGTTGTTCCTGTTCCTATTTGAATCATTACCGGGGCAGTAATCGTAGTGGCTTCTGGTATGCTTTGTGCGATAACAATGCAATACTTTTCTCCATTGGAATAACTGCCTGCCGGGAGTGTAACCACAAGATTCCCACCAGTGAATGCGACAGACTGGCTTATCACAAGATGGTTGCAGAGCTTACAAACATTTTTACAACTCATATTTCTACCTCTCAATCAAATAAGAGGTGAGCCGCAACCCACCTCTTAGAATTAGTCAACCTCTAAGGGCGAGTTACTTAGCAGCAACTGTTTCCATATCCGTTGCATCCTGCGTATGCATACGGAGCCGGTACCTGAAATGCAGGAATCGGGGATGGATTGATTGAATTGATTAATCGCTGCGTCTGTGCATTCATTTCAGTTACAATCAGCGCGGACTGACGATCCTGAGATGCAGCACGCTTCAGATCAGAGTTCTCTGCCTGCAATGTTGCAATCTTATCATTCGTCAAGAAATCAAGGATTGCTCTTGTATTGCTGTTCTGATTGTCCAGAATATCTCTGGTATTGTTGTTCATTGTGTTTTGAAGAGCACAAGTGTTGGTTGCCAGGTTGTAGTTGATACCCTGGATAGCTTCTCTTGTTTCACAGCAACAATTTGCTAATTGAGACTGTAATGCATTTGTGTTCTGCATGTTTGCTACAGTATCAGCGTTAATAGCCTGCTGAATTCCATTGAAGCCTTGGAGCATTCCAACATTCATGCCATTAAATCCACTCTGCATGGTATTGTTGAGAGCATATGTGCTATCGCAGATACCCTGCTGAATACCTCTAATACCATTCTGGATATCATTAAGAGCAAATCCCTCATTGATATCGGAACGTGTAGCCCATCCTTGGAAACCTGCACCATTTGCACCATTGCCACCGAAGCCGCCGCCCCAGCCGCCAAAACCTCCCCAGCCAAAGATAGCAAAGATCAAGACAAGCCAGATAAGTGAAAAGCCATCACCGCCCCACATATCATTGGCGCGATTATTAGAGCCTGTAGCGGCAGCAATGTCACTAAGACTGTAATTTGAACCATTCATCATGTTTTTAGTCTCCTTAAATATTATTTACAATAGGAGACATCCGCGGCTGTCGTCCCAAATTGTAGCGATTCTGAATCACCCAATTATGGGGAAATGTTATAATCCAAGGAATTTCTGGATAATTCCATCTGGAGATAAATGTTTTTCATTGAATACATTTTGTTGTATTTGATGTAGCTGGTCTGCATCACCTTTTTTGTATAAATCCAACGCATTCTTCAATGTCGGATTGTTTCCTGCAAATTTACTCATATCGTTCATCATGTTATCCACACTTCCGAACCTCTGAGAAATCATTTTCTCAAATTGCTTTTTCATCATGGCATTAGGATTGAAACTCATCTTTGCTTACCTCCGTTCTGCTTAGATACCGATGTCTCCGACATTTGTGTCGGGAACATGTTTTTTATTTCAGAAATCTCAGAGCAAACATCGTTTCGAAGCTGATTAATCATAGCAACTAGATCAACCTGCTTTGGTTCTTCCTGTTGCTGCTCTGCTTCTGGATTGACAAGTCGGTAAACAAAAATTTTGCTTCTTCCGTCTGCTTGTAATTGTTTCCTGTAGACTTCTGTACCATCTGTTTTTGGATAATAAACAGGATTTCCAGACATATCTACATCTTTTGCTTTTACAGTATCAATGCCATCAACCATCTGCCCTTGAAGCATAGGTGATTGTGGAACTGGCTGTAACTGTTGCATCTGCATTTGTCCATATGGCATTGCCTGTTGATAGTTATTCTGTAATTGTGCCAACCTGTCTTGATACGGCTGTATTTGTCCGTAAGGGTTGCTCATCATTGGCTGTTGCGGATAATACGGATAACCTGCCATAATCTGTTCCTCCTGTCCGGGATTCAAGAATCATATCCATATCATCTATAGAACGATGCTTTTCCCATATACCCTCGTAAGGGTTTCTTAATATAATCATTACGTTTTCTCCTATGATTATATTATATAGGAAGGAACACTGTATTTGAACGTCACTATTTCGCCACATTTCCGCCATTATACAAAGAAAAGCCCCGAATATACATCGGGGCAACTTTGGTAATTTTCTTTTTTATTTTTCTATTGATTCGGTCTATGGTTCTGGGACTGTACCCCATTAATTCAGATGCTTCCCATAATGTTTTTTCGCCATAAGCCCGTAATCGAAATAATTTTTCTTCACGTGAATCAAAACCTGCTTCTTGCAAGTAAAATTTTCTTTCATCTTCTGAAAAATCCGCATAATTCATATAACTCCACCGTCCTCCCTTACAAGTGGAATCGATTTGTTACATAGGAAATACACCGCTCAACATAAATCCTACAACTGCTCCCACGACTGCTGTTATAATGCATACAATAATGGTGTCATAACGTTTGCCAGGGACTGCCATGAGAATTTTTAAATTGTTGTTCATCTCATCGACTGTTTCTTTGATATGATCTAAGTCATTGCTATACAGGGCAGTCTTCTGTTCAAGTTTATTAATTCTAGAATAAAATTCCTTGTGTCTTTCAGACTGCTTTTCCTGCATATCATGAATATTTTTTTCAATTTCTTCGAAGCGGTGATTGTTAAAGCACTCATGTTCACATCCCATCGCTTTTCCTTTCTTTCACTCCCTATAAGATTTTTGCTCTTTCCCTACTTTAACGAGCAACCCTGCAACGTGCCGGGAGGAAAAACACATTGCGTTCCATCCCATCTTTTTTAATTGAAACTTCCAGCAAAAGGAAAAACACCATGATTAATATAAATTTCGGTTTCAGATTCCCAACTTCTATTTACAGAAGATTCAGAATGTGATCCTTGGAACTCTGCCCCCTGTTTAACCAGAAAGTAAAGCGCCAAGTCAAAAATACAATCATAGCATTTTTTCATGTCGTTTTTGATTTTATCATCAGTGTAACTAGAGGGGTAATTTCGCTTATTTTTAAATGAACGAATTGCCCGATTTACAGAAAGAGTGAGTATGGACTCAGATTCTGGATTATCTGCTAAATAAAGTGATAATTCTTCCATAAGTTCTTCATTCATTTAATTCACCGCCTCTTTCTGCGTTACTGCTGAGATAATATTTCAGAAATGATACCAGCCTTATTTGTTGAGGTCAGGGCATAGCCATTATCACTTGCAAGCTGTCTTAACTGTGGCACAGTCATATTAGACAGCTCACTTTCTGCGTATTTATGTGTTGATTCTTCTGATTCAACACTTGCTACAGACGGTGATTGGCTGTTCACATTGAGACTATGCCCGCTTATTCCCCCTTTGTGCCGATAACGATACCGCCATTAGCTTTCGGAGCAACCGGAACGAATATACCGGACGCTTTTGTCCATACTGCAACCGGATCCTGTGTAGCCCACATGGACAGTGTTACGAAAGAACGGTTTTCTTCCTGAATGAACTGTCTGTATTCAAGTTCCTCAGGCGTCACGCCCCAGAGTCCTGTACCGAAAGAACCGTTTGCATCTGCTTCATACAGAGTAAATACATCTTCTTTGAAGTATCTGCCTGTTTTAAGAGAACCATCTGCTTTTCTGAAGCGGAATTTCTCATCGCAACGATCAATTGTGATTCCGTATTCCTGCATAAGCAGATTTGCAAGTTCCTGTTTTGTCAGAAGACGTTTGTTATCTGCTCCCAGAACTGCTGTCTGCATAGCAGTGTTATTTCTCATGTAGTTAATCATTTTGAGAGAAGTAAGGGCTTTATTAACTACATAACCATTGTCTTCTGCTACAGCTACCATTTTCTGGATATCTCCCATGATATCTGCTTCTGGTGTAGCCCAGTTGGTAAGTGTTACTTTTGCAGTTGCTGGAACACCATAATTGATTCCCATATCAACATGATTTTCTTTGATTGTTACAGCACCAGTAGAAAGGAACTGACCTTTCATGACATTTGCTCTTGCAACAACGCCTTCAAACAGGTTAGCTGCATCGTCAAATACAAAGTTTTTCAGTGCTTCGTTGTCCGGCACACCATTTTCGATTGCCTGACGTAATCTTTCAGACTGATTGATTTTTCTTTTAATGAAAAGTTTTTCAGTCAGTACTTTTTCGAATCCTGGTCTTGTACCGATTTCTGCTTCAGTATCAAGAGCATGAACAAACGCTACTTCTGGAAGTCTCTGTCCGGCCATAAGTCTGTAATATTCGGCTTTCAGATATTGTGTTTTTATATCTGGAAAAATAGTATCAAGGATACCAGGTCTTTTTACATCAAAACTCTGGGAGAAATTAAGTCTCTCTTCCTCTGTGATGGATTCTAAAACATTAAATGGCATTGTTATACCTCCTTAAAATACTGGGTCTTCTGTAGTTACAAAAACGATTCCTGATTTCTCAAGTTCAGTTTTTGCAGTTTCATCAACTGTTACTGGAAGTCTTTTTTCAAGAACACGCCCTGCAACAATCACAGAAATCGGTCTCTTAGTATCATCTGTCATATCAACATCTTCAAACACAATGCCGATTGCGCCTGTTGCATTTGTCGGATACACGGAACCTGCTTTGATAATTTTCTTAGTTCCAACTGTTTCAGCATTTGTCTGATTTGCTGTGTAAGTTTTGAGTACTAATCCAACCTCAGATTCAAGGATGTTAGGTCTGGATTCATACTGCTCAGTTTTCATAAAAGCCATGTCTTTTTCTCCTTTACTAAAATTAAATATTTACCGGGGCATTATCATCTGCCGCCTTGGCTTCTTGATTCATTCTTGCTGAGTACGCTTTTGCGTATTCAGATGCTTCGCTTTTCTTTTCTGGTTCTCCACCAGATTTACCGCCACCGGGATTAGGTGTATTTTCAAGTGCTTCTTTCTCCCAAGCTGCTTTTGCGGTATCAAGAGCGTTTTTATTTTCTACGGAAATTCCATCGACAAATGTCTGGGCTTCTTTAAGAGCATCCTTTGCATTCATATTTGAAAATGCTTTGATTGCTCCCGCATAGGCATCTCCTTTCATTCCTGCGTTTGCAAAAATAGAAGTAATTTTGCCTGTCAGAGCTTCCTTCTGGGAAGTTGCAAGTGCAGATTCAAGATCAGAAATTCTTTTCTCGTTTGCAGCTTTTTCTTTCTGACGTTCAAGTTCTGCTTTTTCTGCATCAGTCATGTTTTGCTGTTTCAGCTCATCAAGTTCTTTTTGCAGTGCTTCTGCCTTATCAGCTTTTTCTTTAAGGGAAGTGTTTTTGTCTTTTTCCTTTTTTACTTCTCCTGTGACGGAATCAAGATATTTGGTCACCTGTTCATCAGATGGTTCCTCAATTCCCATACCGATAAGTACTTGTTTTGCCTGTTCTCTTGTCATGAAATCTCCTTTCTTCCAGATCATCACACTTTTTTCACACGGTTCGCTCCGCATATGACCTGCACCCGATTTACGCTCACGGGCTGTTGCAATATTTTTGAGTATTAAAAAAGAAATCTCAGTTTCCCAAGATTCCTTAAATAATTAATGTAAAAACGTTTATTCTTCGTCAGTGGAAGAAATTATTGCTGATTGATTTTGAACTGATTTCTGACTAAAATTGTCAATCAATTCTTGTGCTTTCTGCGTTTCCTCTTCTGGATTCTTATACAATGACTGCATATACGGAAAACTCATTTCGTATACTTTCTGCGGATCACTAAATAATCCACAAGTAATAAGTGCAATGAGCGGATGTATTTTATTCTTAACCAGATAATCGAGGGCCTGTGCTTTAACAAGCATGTTATCCGTTGGGTTTCTGGTAATTTTTACATCAAAATCTCTTGTCGAAAGTTTTATATCACCAGTAGTATTTCTTATAATGTTAAGTATTATTCTGGCAGATGCTTTCTCAGCTTCACGGATAAAAGGTTCATCCAATTTGGCTCTACGCTCTGCGAAGTCCCAACCATTGCGGAGATATACGGCTTGACCGGTATCTCCCCCTGTGTTCTGTTGTCTATCTGGCATTCCTTCAACAATCAGCATATTGCTGTAAATATCATCTTTAGCAACTTGACTTTCTGATTGATTCAGTTCAGCAGTCATCAGTTCAACATCCGACTGGCATCCATTGCTGGTATCTTTAACAGATATAGCGCCAAGTTTTACCATCTTGAGGAATTCGTTCTCGTCAATCTCACAGTTCTTGAATTTCATAAAGGCTTGAACAAACTGTTCAACTCCATCCATTCTGTTTGACTGCATGTTATTGATTGTATCGAACATTGTGATTGCTATTTCAACATCAGATAATCTGTCATGATTGTTTGGATATTCAATAATTGGAATGTTTCCAAAGCCATTCAGACCGGCTTTTTTAATCTTTCCATTCTGCACAATAAAATACTGGTTTTTTGAATAGCACTGATAATACTGTTGGTCATCTTCGTCTTTTAATATCTGAACCGACATCAGTGGTTTTCCGGTGCCTTTGGAATAAACAATGTAGCAATCTCCCGGATATGGAATAAAAATTCTAAATGGCGGGATGTCTGAATCCGCTGTCCAATCTTCTTCACGAAGAATGCACTTGTATGCAGTGCCTACTGCGCTTTGATATGTCCCTAATTCAATATTTCTGGCTTCTGCATTTGCTTCGTCCAGATAATCATTAAACAAATCCACCTGCGCATTGGTTTCTTCGCTTGCATTCTTTTTCTTACAAACAAACTGAATTGGTTCTCCGTATGTCTGAGATGCTTTGAAGCGAACAACTTCAAGTGCATGATTCTCGCATACTCTGTTATTAATTTCAGGACGTACAAGTTTTTCTCTGTAAAGAACTGGCTGGTCGCCTTTGTAGTATCTATACAGATAATCAATCATAGTTCTGTTTCTATTGTGAACACCGATTGTATCAGCAATCACTTTCAGTACATTTTCTGGTGTAATTTTGTTTACTCCGGTATATGCTACCTTTCTGCCAAATTCACCATGGCAGAGGTCAATATAATTCATCTTATTTCTTGCCACTGCCCGTACCTCCTTTTAGGCATGAAAAAAGCACCGAGTTTTCGCCCGATGCTTCATACATTTTCATCATATATTATACATAACCGGAAAGTTATATTCAGTAAGAAAAGGTGTTAACTTTTAAAATTAAGCATTTCTTTTACGTAATTTACTGCTTTCCCGTGAAATTGTTTAATATATTCTTCATTGTATTCCATTTCATCTGCAATGACAGTTAGCTTTTTTCCCTCTACGTATCGTTTATACAAAAAATCATAATACTGGGGATTTTCCACAGACTCTATAACATCTATAAGTTTCTGCTTTTTCTCCATAAGCTCTACCACATTGTCAGCTAGTTCTCGCTGCGCATCCACCAATTTTGCAATTGTATCGCCTATTTTATCTTGGCTTCCAGAAGTTTGAACACGTTCAATGCCATACGTCGAAGCACTAATGCTAGTAGCAAGCAATTTTAAGTGTTCGATTTCTTCCAGTTTGTTATTTATAATTTTTTCGTATCGTTGAATTTGATTCAGATACTCCTTTATATCCATACTATCTCCTTCCCCACATAAAATTCTTAGTTGCTGTAACTTCTGCAAATCGTTTTTGAGTCAGAGTTATCATAAGTTGTGTAACACCATCTGGTGCATCGTCGTGATCGTTGTCGCCAATATACACAAAAGTGGTCAACTGTTCCATTGCTTTTGAATATTCCTTGTTTTGGTATTTAGGTGCTAGAAATATGAATCTTCTTTTAACATCTCCAGAGTACTGATTGATTTTTTCTTTTTTAGCTTGCTTTGATGGAGCTTTTGTGCTGGTAGTGCTGCAAGCATATCCATGTTCTTTTAGTCTTCCGCTGACATAATAAGCATACATATCGCCACCATTGTTAGCTTCGAAATTGATAGATTGGATCTCATTTCCCATAATTCTTCCGACAACCAGTGGAAGTGTGACTTCCTTCGGACCTGTATTAAAAATCCAGTCATAAATGTATACATCTCCGTTTTCAAATTCCGCACCAACCGGCATGGACAAACTATCACCACCGCCCCACGCAACGTCACAAGCAGATACGTTCTTTACAAATCCGCCCTCTGGAAGAATTCCATTGTAATATCTTAGTTCATCTTCTGCGAACATGATTCCTTCACGCAAGAATGGTTTCTGTTGATATTTAGCCTCCCATTCGTTAGCATCAAGTCTGGCTTTCATATCTACATAATACTTCGTAGAAAAACCAACTCCATAATCATATTCAAAGTTTGATTCACCATCGTCATTCAAGGCAGGAATCTTACGGAACCGATACAATGGATTATCTCGATTGAGCTTTTCAATTTTGCCTAATGGGTCGTACAGGTTCCATCTTGTTCCAACCATCAACTCTCTTGCCCCATCAATTTTACGGTCAACCATTTTGTTCAGATACTCTTGATAGGTATTCTCCAAACGAGTAGGGCTTAAAGAATGCTGCCTGTCTCGAACAAGGTCATCCACATACAAATATCCATCAGACGAAATATCAACAGCACCCGTCCATGTTCCCTCGATACCGCGGCAAGTCATTGTGGCGAATCGATCTGGCTTGTCCAAATTTATCTCAAAATCATCGGCACTTTGCTTTTGCAATTTTGATTTTGGAAATATCTCACTGTAAGTGTATTCTTGTGTGCTTATGAGATTCAGAAGCTCACCATAGAAACCCTTGGCCAGTTTTCCAGAGTGACCGCCCATTGCATTGTGGCTGTTTGGTCGTCTTCCCATTATCCACGACATAAAAAATATGCACATAGTACTCTTACCAACACGACTTGGTAACGATAGACCGTAAAATTCAATTATCCTATCTTCCAAATCCTGTAAATCTTGAGCGACTACTTGGAGTGTTTTTTTTCTTGGGATATAGAACTTTTTGCTGTCCGGTCTATTCTTCTCCATGTATAACAAATAACTCTCGAACGCCCATGGGGATTCCAACAGTAAATACTGCCAGTAAATATCATCAAAATTACCGCTTCCAGTCAGTGCCGCGTTTCTTGCTGCAACTGTATGAGCGTACCGACTGACTTTCATTGCCATGTTCCGTGCATCTGGATTATCCTTGAAAGGAAGGTCAATATTCATATTCAAAAGTAAATCAAGGCAGTCCTTCTGATTTTGACAGACTGTCATATCATCATTAATGATTTGATTTAAAATTGCCCGATACCATTCAATCGAACCTTCTGTGAATTTTTGCATAAAAATAGAGCCAGACCTCCTTTCTTCTTAGGATTTAGTCTGGCTCTCATGTGGCTCTCTGACTGATTTATTTATTATTCAGCATTCTCATTGGCTGTCATATCTCTTGTATCTACGATGGTAGAAGTGTTACTTCCCTGAATCTTCGGAACTTCACCATTCCATTTATCAATTTTCTGCTTTTCAATTAGTTCAGGGGTAAGCGATTCTGCAATCTTTCTGTTTGCTTCCGCTTCGGCTTCAGCTTTAATCTTAATAGCTTCGGCTTTGCCTTCCGCATCAATTTTGGCTTGTTCTGCCTGAATAGCTGCTTTTTCTTTTTCCTGTTCAGCAGCAATCAGTGCAACTTCTTTATCTTTATCGGCTTGTACTTTGGCTGTTTTAGCTTCAATATTGGCCAATTCAAGCTCTTGCTGTGCATTTACTTTCTTTTGGATTGCAGCTTGTGTTTCATCATCAGTGGAAATAGAAGTAAAGTTTACTGTATCAATAATGATTCCGTATGGTTCAAACTTCCGTTTAAGATATTCGTCAAGTGCTTCATTCAGTTCCTGGCGCTTATCACCAAAAACATCTGTTACTGGATACTTCGCTGTTACTTCCTGCGTCCATGCTTTCATTTTCGGCTTAATAAAGGTATTTTTCACAGATTCCCCGGATTGCCCTTTGAACTGAGTAAATACATCAGTTACTCTGCTCTGATCGAATTTATACGAAAATTCCAAATCAACTAAAAGAGATTTGCCATCTGCTGTTGGTGTCTTAAAACTTTCGTCTTTTGGAGAATCGCCTTTATCTTCAGATGTAAGATAAGACTGTTCGATTCCAACAGAATACAGCGAAGTTTTTACTGTAGGTGAAATCAAATGCCATCCCTGCGTAAGTACATTCTTGGAGATTCCCCCGTTCATTTTGTACTCGACCGCAATGTAACCGGCTGGAACCCTTACACTACACTTTGCAATGCATATAAGTCCTGCAATGATTGCAACAGCTAATCCGATTCCACCTAAAAGTCCTTTCTTCATTCTTTGTCCTCCTTGTTTTGACTTTCGTCTTTATTTAACTCATCAATAGCATTTCTGCCAATGTGATTCAATAATTTACCTAGTGGCTGAAATAATTTGTAAAGCAGAAACCATACTGCCACTGCTCCACATATCACTAGAAATATAAATACTGGATTCATACATTCACCTCACAATGCTTCTAAGTGAATCCCACCACTCGTCTTTTTTATTTATATCTTCTTCTCGTTTATATTGAATTTTTATTTTATATAGTCCAGAATCAGATACGTGTGGCTCAACATGTAAGAATTTGAATTTCTTTTTAAGATATCCTATTTCAAAAACACATTCTTTTGGAAAAACAGTATAAAGTGTGACAAATTCTACAAAAATAATTCTCTTATCTTTTTCATGGTACACATCAATATTTGCCAACGCATCGACAACTTTTTTGTCTTTAGCAAAAATCTTTATTGGAAAATTTACTACAAAATATTTGCTCATACATTAACCTCAATCTGGAATACCTAATTGTTTGTAAGTAAATACCGCTGTATATTTCTTTCCGCATTTGTAACAAGTTTCCGTAATAGTGCAAGTCTTTTCTTTATCATTACATTTCGATTCTGTATCCGAACTTTTGAACTTGCATCCACCTGTCGAAATACATTTAATCTGTTTTGTGTTCATCTTGTTCTCTTTGTAAAACTTTTCTGATGCAATCCTCAACAAGTATAAAGTCTTTATATGACATACGCATCTCGCAATTGTAAAAATGCTTTCCAATTTCATTTACAATTAATTTATAAATTCTAAACTTGGTTTCTTCCGAAAGTTCGTCCAGTTCCACAGGTTTAGTCTTTTGAAGTTCTTCCGCATCGCTGGCAACTGTTTTAATAACATCTTCATCAGGCACTTTTATAGAATCAATAGTTCTAACAATGTACGGAGTGTTTTCTGAACGCGATATAACCTTGCGCCATTCAGCAACAGTTCTTTCACCTGCGTCTTTCTGAATGAAAGTGTTCAAAGTGTTTCCCCTATAACATTTTATCACTGCATCATCATTTTTTATTTTTACTGAATATTCATTTTGGAATTCAAACGCAATGTACTCAGTATAAAATTTTAAAACGGTCTTTGTAATTGGCGGATAAGATATAAGAAGAATTTCCTCGATATCAATCTGCGCATATGTTTCTATTCCAAGTTCGATGATCTCAATCGGAATCCTTTTAACCACAATTCTCATACATTCACCTCAAACTCTTTCTTGCAGTTACTTCCCTTGCACTTCAATTTAAGATGCTGAATTTTTGTATCTTGACTAATCAGAAGTGCTTTCTTCTCACAAAAAGGACAGCAATACCACAGTTTGCCATTGATGTTCTTTATTAATGCCCGTCCGTCCCACGGCTCCGGTGGGTTCATTACCTGAGAGAAATCTATCCCCTCAGATTCAAATGCTGATTTGATGCTCATTAAAAAATCTCCTTAAATTTTCTGCCGATCAAAACCATTGTCTTTGTTTCCCCAATACGGATATTGCTCTAAGCATTTTCTCATATACTCATGCGGATATGATTTCGCAAAGTCAGCAATTTCTTTGACAGGTGCCTGTTGTATCTTCGTCCTCCATTCTGGATAACCTTTTGTTTCTACGCCCATGTCAGTTCACCCCATGAACCTTTCTTAGATTTGCATAATATCGGTCAACTATCACATCCAATGCGGTCTGAAGCTGATTGATTGTGATGCAATCGGACTGATGCTGTCTGTGATATTTTGCGATTTCTATAGATTCGTCGTAAAATGGTGTATCTGTCTTTTCGTCCACCTGTTTTTTTAACTCGTTATTATAAGCACACATATTATCCAGTTCAGCCTGAAGCTCATTGATTTTCTCATTTTTGTCCAGAATTTCATGTTGCTTTGCTTCGCTCTCATCAGCCAGACGAACAACTTCTTCTTTCAGCTGATCTACTGTCCATGTTGCCATGTCTTCAATTCTCATAACTGCCTCCCTTAGATTTTGGTAAACGTTTCCATATCATAGTTATCACGGATATAGTCCACGCATTCACACAATTTCTTACGCAAAACTAAATCATTTGCGATGTCTGGATGCAAGGTATATAACATGCAACTGTTTTCTTTTCCGTCTTTCTGAAACTTCTTCCAGTCAAAAGTCATTGTGAACAATGGAATCCTCGTGAGATTTTTTGTCTTCTGTCTTATATAGAGATTGCAGAGTTTCTTAATCATGGCATCTTCTCCTATCTTGTAGACCACGTAACTATTTTATTCTTGCACTGTGGGCATATGATATATTTCTGCTTACGTCCACGTCCAGATGGCATATTTGTAGAAAACATTTTTTCTATGCATTCTTCTTTAACATCTTCTTTTTCATCGTATTGCAACACTGCTCCGCATTTTCCGCAATTTATTCTTTTTAATGTTCCAGGAACTAAAATTTTAATCATTTTATATCACCACATTCCTCTATTAGTGCTTGACTCTCCAAGAAAGTTAGGTTGACAATCTTTTTTATCAAGTAATGTGGCCTTTGCGTTATAAATCGTCTTAATCCTATCAGATTCGAGACAAAATTCACTATTAAATTCAGTTTTGCAGTTTGTACAAATCCATTCTGCATCAGTTCTCAAACCTGCAGCATCTACGTCGCCGCCAAAGATATCCACTCCTGTATTGATTACCGTTCCTCCACAAAGTGGACATTTACGTTTATCTCGTAACAATAAATCATTTTCCATAATCTCATTTCTCCCTGTCTTCCCTATGTTTCATCTGGCACTCAATCATCTTCGCTACATTCTCACGTTCTTGTTTTATTCCATGTCCTTGACGAAACAACTCGCATTCGAGAATATTTCCGCACTTGGAACATTCATCGTTGATTTCTTTACCTACTATTCGCATTTCCATCCATCCTGTACCATTCTAGGCTTGTATATTTTCTCGGTGTATCCCTCACCGTTACATAAGTCGCAAGTGACTTTTATTTCTTTGTAATCATCGCAACACTCCCAGTATTGTGCACGATTTACTCTTTTGATAGTAGTTCCACTTCCACCGCACTTCGGGCATCTATAAATTTTATTTCCTTGTATTAGATTTACAAGGTCATTAAGAGTTGTTTCTCCACCGTATACATTTCTCAGACGTATCACTTCATGAATTTTCATTCTTTACTCCCTCCCAACATTCACAACTATCATCAAGACATCTAAAATCTGCGCAATGTTCACTGTCACCATTACAGCAAACGCCTTCGTATGTCGCGTACCATTTACATGTACAACAATAATCTTTTTCTTCCATAATCCACCTCTCTAAACAAAAATTCCAGCACACGGATTTGAACCGTAACTAGCCACCCAACGTGGAGTGCTGGAAACCAAACTATACCTTAGGAGTAATTTATTCCTACGATGGCAATTCGTAGGAGTTGAAAAGGGAAGATTCGAACTTCCATGTACATCCCATGTCCAAAGACACATGCTCACCCCATTACGATGTACTATCCTCTGCGTCTGCCTTTCTATTGTATCAGATTCATCACTGTCAATAGTTCCGCCACTTTTCAATCAGAGCATTATCACTCAATGCATCAAACGTCCATATAGGAGGGGATTTCCACCCTTTTACTCTCATGCCGCCGGCTAAGGTCACCTAAGTTGTGGGTTCAAACCTATGCTACCACAATAGCGTCTACGTATTCCGCCACTATATGGAATCGGAAAGGCAGGAATCGAACCTGCGACACATAGCTTACAAGGCCATTGCTCTACCACTGATCTACATTCCATCATGCTTTTCGGTCCGGACACCAGACAACAGGATAAGCAATAACCTTTTCTCATGAGATAAATTCAGCCGAATCATAGACCGCCTGTATACAGACAGCATAATTCCGACCAAATTAATTGCAGGAGACGGATTTGAACCGCCGTTCTCAAGGATATGAACCTTGCGAGATTCCGCTTCTCTACCCTGCCTTGTGTGGATTTTCAGCGTATTTGTACCGGCAATCCACAAGCCGACTGTTTCTTACATCTCGGACAGCTTCCTCATATCCAATATTTACAGATTGGATAATGGGAGAATGCGGAGTTGAACCGCTCTGGTACTGTTAATCAGCCCTCTGCCCCTTATGGTATTATTCCCCCAGAACCCGGAGATTGTTCCGGGTTAGCAATGATTTTTTCGTGTTATGCTTTCCACTAGGCAATTTTTCATAACTTGGACTATCGTTTTTTTGCCAACCTGACGGCTTTTTGGTAACCGTGGTATGCTCCACGGAGTTGTTTCGGATATTATTATGCCTTTGACTTTATGTTTCTTGAAAACTCCCTTGTCATCAATGCGCGCTTGTGATGGCTTATTGAAACTAAGAAACATTTATCGGACGGGAAATCAGATCAAGCATAAGCCTATGCCGTTACATACCTTTGCTCATTCTGATTCACATACGCTCATCCGAAAGTTTTTTCTGCCCATAAAACGGATGGGTAGCATACGGAAGAAATGGAAATTCTGAGATTCGAACTCAGGACTTCCCGGTTATGAGCCGGACGTTCTAACCGCTGAACTAAATTTCCTGAGTAGAAGCAGTCTCCCGGATTGCAGATTTTGAGTTGATTTGCTTCTACTGTTGCGGTTCTTTGCCACCAGCCGCAACAAAGGTCATGGCAAAATAGAGTACCTCGTTTTTACGAGGATTCCCATCCGGGACATTTGAAGCCCCTTTAATCAGCTCCGTTGAGCTAGATGGGTTTTCGTCGGAGGGTCTATGTAAAATAAACCATTGCCAGGTACATGCGCAACCTAGCAAGCTGGGCTAGTGGGATTCGAACCCGCGAATACAGCAGTCAAAGTGCTGTGCCTTACCACTTGGCGATAGCCCTAGAATCTTTCTCCCACTCCGCACCATTACAAAAGCAGGAGAAAGAATTGAATGTGTGATAATATTTTTATTATGTGCTCTACAATTGCAACACAACTTATGTGGAGAATCAGCGTTTAAATAACTAAGTTGTTCTCTTTTTTTGTAGAGTCATATTTGCTAAATCGGATGTCTCGATCGTTTGCTTGCATACCGCTCCACTACCGGACAAGCACATCCTTTCGCATTGCTTATATGATTAACCCGTTCTTCGATAACAAACAGGATAATCTGCATCGGAAATGCTAAAAGCATATAGTTTACCTCGCTGTGCAGATTAAAACTGTATTAAGTATCATTCCTGCTTCCATCAGCAAGAAGAATGCTGTGGAAAATTGATTGCCTTTGTAATTCCGGCTCATTAAAAATGCAGCTAATGTAGTAAATATCAGAATATTAATTGCTACTGCGATAATGGTTAATGGTAATCTCATTGTTCCTCTCCAATCATAAAATTAAGTATCTTCTCTGCGATTTCTTCTTCCGGCTCAAATGGTAATCCACAGTAATTGTAATGCTCTAAGGCCGATTTTAGGCTTGCTTTGAAGCCGTGGTAAATTTGCCCGTGTTGTAACAGTTCGTGCCTTAAAACTGAAATTGCATCAGTAATTGATTGAGAAGTAAAACTAATTTGTGCCAAGCACTCCACTTCAATATTCGGTTCTGCCATCATCTCGAATACAAATGTCGGAACCTCGTCAACAGCAACATGGAAATCAACAGACTTTACTCTTGGGACTTTATTCCCATCAATAAAACACTGCGTCCCTCTCCAATCATACGGACTCGGATTTATAATTTTCACAACAGGCATCTTTGAATCCCCTTTCCTGCGCTTCGCAGTACACCAGAAGATATTCTGCAATCTCTTGAAGCTGATTTATGTCGTACTTTGCAAAGGTCTGTGGTTCTTTATCATGCAATGGTGAAAATGTACCGGATTTGCTAGTTTCAACAGTTATCGTTGCATTAATCAGCATGGACGCCACGTCAATTGGTTCGTCTGGAAGCGATGCATCTTCTTTCTTTTCTGATTTTGTTTCCGCTTCAACATCATTTCCTTTTAATTCGATTTTTTCCCAAGTATTGCCAAAATCTCTGGTGTACCAGAGATTTTCTCCCTGAACTTTTATCATATTTTCTCTTTTTTCGAATTTCTCATCAGATCCGGCATAAATTTCAAGATATGTATTATCTTCATGCGTTTCGGAAAAAATGTAATATCTTTTCATGCTTCTTCTACCTCCCCAAAATATTTCTTGTACAATTCATAATCGTTTTTGCCAATCAGATCTTTGACCCTGTGTGTTTTTTCCATTCGAAGATTGCTATACACAAAAATTGTTTTAGTAACCTGTATGCGGCATTCGCCAACATCAGTTATTCCACTTTCAGTTTCGATTCTCTCTTCAGCTGAGAACCAATGCCTATTCGGAGTTAAGAAATAAACCCTTTGCGTGCTTACTCCAAACGAGATATATTCCAAGCTTGATTCGTCCGCAAAAATCCTTTTTGCCGTTTCTGTATCGTACAGTCTTCCGTCTTCCAGAACAGCTTTCTTATGATGATACTCATATACCTTGTCATGCATTAAAGGTTTTTCAAGCGGATGCGCGTCAAATTCTCCAGAAAAGCCTTTTTTATATTTTAAAAAATTTTTGAATATCGACATTTGTCTACCTTCTCCGAAAATATTCTGCCAGGGCTTCCCTTGTGATCTGTGATATACTTTTGCCGGTTCGGTTCTTCTCAGCTATAAGTTTTCGTTCTAGCTGGTACGGCAACCGGATTCTGATTGATTCGCCCTGAGAGTTATTCTTTTTCATAGGCAGTATCCTTAACTAACAATCTCAATCGGGCATCCAAGCTGTTTTTCCAACTCGGCAATAGTAATCTTTCTTGGCTTCATCACATCAGCATCAACACGCTGGATAATGCCTTCTGAAGTTTTCGCAAGTCCTTTGCCAGAAAATTTATCTATTCCCTCATTTGCAAATATGCTTAAATGCTCATATCCATAAGCTCTGCACCATCTTGTAGCTGAATCAACAATTTTTCTTAATTCCGCTTCAGGATCACCAAACAAATCCGTGTAAGAAATAGCCTGGTCAAATTCTGCATGGCTTATCGTTGCTGGAATTAAAATCTGCTTATATGGACTTCCGATAAATCTAAAGAATCTGTTAGTGATTAAAGCTTTTTCGCCTTTTGGTAATCCAAACCCTTGTGCCACAGCTTTTTTAAGTAACTGTTCCGATTCTAAATCACTTTTTGTAGTAATAGCCTTGTTTGTAAAATCAATCATCCTTTTCCTCCCCTAAGATTCTGTATAATGTTCCCCTGGAAACTCCAATGGTTTCAGCAAATTGAATTTTTGTAATCTCACCATTCTGCCATCTGGCTTTAGTATCTTCAAAAAGTTTTTTGTCAATCTCTTTCTTTGCACGTCCTTTATATTTGCCCTGAGCCTTAGCAATGGCAATGCCCTCTGCTTGACGGCGTTTGATATTTTCTCTTTCTTTTTGCGATACATACGAAAGAATCTGGAGAACTAAGTCTGCTACAAACGTACCATCCAAATTTTTTGATATGGATGTATTGAGAAGTGGCATATCTTGAACCATGATGTCCGCTTTGATTTCTTTTGTAATAATCCTCCATTGTTCCAGAATCTCTTCATAATTTCTTCCGAGACGATCGATAGAATGGAGAACCAGCATGTCACCTTCTCTAAGTTCCGAAATCATTTGCTGGTATTGCGGACGATTAAAATCTTTTCCTGACTGTTTGTCCACGTATATTTTTTCAACGCTATCTGCTTTCATGGCTTCAATCTGTCTTGCTTCGTTCTGGTCAACTGTTGAAACCCTTACATATCCTACCTTCATATATACACGCTCCTGTTTCTTTATAAATAAATTATACACCTTAGCGTGTGTGATTGCAAGTATATTGTTCACATTCAAGTGAATTATTATTGATTTTTGAAACGTTTGCGTTTATTATATAATTATAGGAGGTATCGTTATGGTTTCTCAAAAAGTAAAACAGATAATGAGACTCAAAAAAGCAACCAATGTTCAAGTTGCCGAACATCTTGGAACTTCTCCACAAGCTTTGGCAAATAAGTTTTCCAGAGGAACGCTTTCTGCTAATGAGTTGATTACTATTCTGGATTTCCTCGGATGCCAAATAGTGGTTGAAGCCATACCAGATGTAATTGTCAAATTTAATATTGATGATGTTAGAGAAGAGTCGTAATGGCTCTTCTTTTTTTTACTTGCCCCGTCACATTGACGGGGCTTTTTTATTTTTTCGGGAACTCGGAGGACTCACTAGGCCGATGTGGGTCTGTATATATACCCCCTCCCGGGTCTGTTCCTGGTAACGCTGACCGGGTAGCCCTTTTCCCTATGGGTTCCCGCTGCTCTGGCCTTAACGCTGTTATTCGTTCGGTCTGCGGCAGCGATCAAGGAATATTACTCGCGTTTTATTGTCATATTGCACAAAAAATCGTTGTTATGCCGATGTATACTTAGGGTACACCCTAAAAGAACATTGAACGTTACTATATATTGTTCACTAGTCCCAGAAAGTACAACATATTGTTATAACTCCGGCTTTTCCATCTCTGGAAGCTCTAGAACGTCTTTGTATTTATCTGCGATCTGTTGCGCTGTCTGTTGCGGTATGCCCTGCTGCTGTCCTGCTGGAATTGGTGCCGTTTCTGCCATGCCATAAGCTACTTTACAAGCAAATATCAAGTTGGCATTCGTGCCATCCTGGTTGTGTAGCTTATCCAACGCAAAGGCTCCACATGTTTCTTTCCATTTTTTCACCGTTATGCCATGCGTTGAGGCGGTTCTGTAGTCTCCGTTCGCCCAATCGCTAAACGTCATGTTATTAATTCCAACTAATATTCCAAACATTTGCAAAGTAGGTGATATACTATATCTACCACATACACGTATATATATATTAAATATACTGTCTAATAGTTCTATGTCATTATTGCTTGGTTTTTCAATATGATCAGCAATATAAAAAAACATATCAATACGATTATTAGCTATATCTTTCTTATACTTTTCTATACTGTCATAATCTTCTTGATGTATGCACAATACAGTGTTTATATATTCATCTACCAATAACCATATTTTGTTTTCATATACTTCTATATTTTGGGATGTTGTTATAGTATTTGAATTTTTCACTGTATCACCTCACTTTATAACGTTAATCTATTAAATCATTATAAATAAAAAAAGCCGGTCGGCTCTGGTTCGTTGTCCAGTAGCTAACCGGTTCAGTCCTCCAGCGGTTCGTTCTCGCTTTCGGCCTGTATCTGTATCTCTATTAACAGTATTAACATACAAGTTGTTATTCTGTCAACTATTAATTTAAAACTTTTAGTCAATCTCATATAACAGCATATACTATATCTATGTATATT